GTTGATCAGGAGCCGCGCGCTGGGCAGCTCGTGCAGGTCGGTCATGGCGACCGCGCTGTAGAGCGAGCCCGGGGTCAGGTACCCGCTGGCCTCGGTGATGTTGTGGTTGGGGGTGACCACGTGGTCGGGCCTGGTGGCGTAGTCGGTGATCGCCGCCTGGAGGAGGACCAGCAGCCGGGCGTCCTCCTGCTTGAGGATGGCCTGCTTGGTCTCGTCCTGGGCCTGCTCGACCGCGTTGATCCGCAGGTAGAACAGGTCTTCCTTGCGGAGCGCCGGGCGCGACGCGATCCGGAAGAACCGGACCGGGATCCGCTTGCCCTCGAACGGGGTGACCCGCACCTCGCCCTCGGTGCCGGACAGGATGTAGGCCTGGCCCAGGTCATCCCAGACGTCGTACTCCACCGGGGTACCCGGGGTGACCGGGTCCTCGACCAGCACGTTCCGGACGATGCCCTGGTACCGCAGCTTGAGCTGGATGGGGCCGACCATGCCGACGCCCAGCCGGCGGAAGCCGTGCATCTCGTCGCTGAGGATCAGCGCCATCTTGCGGACCTTGGCCTCGCGGGTCAGCGAGACGCCGTTGCTCCGGTCCCTGCGCGCCTGGATCTGCGCAACGTAGTCGTCGGACTTCCTGCTTGCCACACGGGGGCGCAGGCCGCCGCCGGGAGCCAGCGCCAGTTGCCCGCCGGCTGAAGTGGTCGCCAGCTCGGTCATTTGGTGTTCCCTTTCCTGCGTTCCCGCGCGTGTTTCTTTATGTCTTCTCGGTCGAACAGCTAGGTCGGCGTGACATCGGAGGTCTGTTCTCCCGTGACCAGAAGGACCTGCACGCTCTTGGTAGTGACTCCGGGAGCCCAGGTCTGCGCCTCGGCCCACGTCTTGATGGCACTGAGCAGAGAGGGAACGGCGTCTGGGTAATCAGAAAGCTGACCGCCCTGGCTGATGAGGGCGTTGTTGCCTGTCCCTGATGCTGGTAGGTAAGAAGCCTCACCAACCGAGTCCTGCACCTGGCCGATGGCAGCCAGCCAGAAGTTCACAGGTGCCGGGTCGCTCGATCCGTTGAAACTCACGGAAACGAGGTACGCCGGGTAGTTGACCTGCTGTCCGGTCTGGAAGAGCGCCACGGTGGATTCCCTCTTCCGGCTTAGTTCCGGCCCGCGTTGGTGTTGGCGGTCAGTTCGGCCGCCGCGTACGGGGAAAGGCCGCCGATCGTGATCTTGGTGGAGCTGTTAACCTTCAGCAGCTTCGCCACCGGGGCGGTCGCCGTGGCAGAGCCCGCGCCCGTCACGGGAATGAGCATCCCCTGGTTGGACCCGGAGGTGGAGACGGCCACCAGAGCCGCGCCGGAGCCGTCAGTCGGGTCTGTCCACGTGGCCGTGGCGTCGAATGCCGGAGCGAGGATCTCGAACTCGGCATCGGGACCGAGGACCCACACGGCGAACGCGTTGATCCCCGCGTAGAGCAGCTCGTCGATACCGTCGCCGCCGACGTACAGCGCGCCCAGGCCGTAGACCGGGACTGAGTTCGGCGTCAGCGATCCCGTACCCGTAACGCCTGCCGGGCTGCCGGTGCCGGTACCCGTCATGGTCTTGCCGCCCATCTGGCCAGCACCTGCGCCCGCCAGGGTCACCAGGTCGCCGCCCGTGCGGACGAAGCCCATTCCGGGCCAGATCGGCACCGCGCGGGTCCACGCCGGGTCCAGGAAGCACGACTTGGGAGTGGCCTGCGTCCAGGAGTACAGAGGCCTGATCGTGCGCTTGACATAATCGTTGCTCAGGTAAGTGCGGATCATCGGCCTTTACTCCGTGTCTGGTCGGCCGGGCCGTGAGGCCCTCCTGCTATTCCTTCTGGGGCTGCGCGCGGAAAAGGAGTCGTCATGTCAGCGATGTGGTGTCCGAGGAGAAAAGCGAGCTGAGCGCCCCGGCGGGAATGAGGCCGTACTCGGCGTCCGACAGCACCGTCACGTCCCCGGCCGTGTAGCGCAGGCCGTTGGGCAGCACCACGTTGCCCAGGCCGTCGGCGATCGTCACCTGATGGCTCACGGTCCCTCCCAGGGAGCCGGTGGAAGTACCTCCGTCGCCCGCCGTGAGCAGTGTCTTCGCCCCGGCCGTCAGCAGCCCGAAGTCGTCGTCGGTGAGCGTGAGGGCGCTCCCCGCCGCGTACCGGATGCCGTCCGGCATGACGACCGGGCCGGTGCCGGAGTTGACGGTCAGGGCGTAGGTCATCAGTCGAACAGGTCCGAGGCGTCGAGGTCGTCGGTGACAGCCGGCGCGTACTGGGACGAGGCCCCCACCGACGCGAGCGACGGGACGGACCGGGACGCGGTGCGCTGCACCGGGCGTGCCGCCATCCGCTGATCGGTCACGGGCATGCGGGACAGGACCCCGATCTCGTGCTCGATGACCGGGGTCGCCAGCGAGGCGTCGCGCTCGATCCGCTCAGCTACCGCCAGCTCGTCGCCCTGGGCGAGGCCCGCCAGCACCCGCAGCTTCGCCAGCCGGATGGAGGCGAACGTGCGACGGGATGCGTCCGCCTCGCCGAGGGAGGCTGCCCGCTGGCCCTGCTGCGGCGACTGGCCGCCCTGCTGGCCACCCTGCTGGCCGGGGGCCTGCGCGTCGAGGATCCACGGGAAGGCCGAGCCGTTGTCGCCCTGGCCGCCGATCCCCGGGCCCTGCGCCTTCAGCGGGTCCGGGTCGATGCGGACGTCGGTCTCGATCCGGCGCTGCTCCAGCGGCACCCCGCCGTCCTGCGACGGGTTGGTGCCCTGGACGGGGGCGGTCACGTCGATCAGGTTGGTCGCCGGGGGCGTCTGCATCTCCACGCCCGGGGTGATCGCGGTGGTGGTCTGCTGGGCGGGCACCCGTGAGTTCGCGCCCGGGGTCGTCCCGGGGCGCCCGGCGTTGTCCATGGTCTCCGGCTGGAGCGCCTGCTCGGTGGTCTCCGTCGGCGGGCCCTGCGGCGGGTCCGGCACGGGGCTCGCCGGGTTGAGGACGTCCGCGCGACGCCGCATCACCCGCCGGCCGACCTCGGCCAGCTCGCGGTCGATCCCCGCAGCGGAGGCGAGGAACCGGAGCTGGGCCGAGAGGACCTCGTTCTGCGCGCTCAGCTCGGCGATCCGGTGCGCCTGGGCCTGCGCGAGAGCGGCGGCCGTCTTGCTTGCTGGCATGTCCTTGTCCTCTTCCTCGTCCTCTTCGTCCCCGGGCTCCTCGTCCGGGTCAGACGGGTCTTCTGCTCCTTCCGGGGGTACCGCCCCCGGGTCCTGCTCTTCCTCGTCCTCTTCGTCCCCGGGCTCCTCGTCCACCGGGTGGAGCGCGGCCATCCCGCAGGCAGGGCACGGGACCCCCGGCTGGGCGGCGGCGTCAGCCTCGAAGGTCGTCCCGCACGCGGGGCAGATCAGCTCCTCGGCGAACATCTCCTCGCCCTCGTCGCCCGTGTCCTCCATCTCGGCCTCGTCGGGCGGCACGTCGCCCACCGGGACGGCGCCCTCGGGATCCTCGGGGTCCTCCTCGCCCTCCGGCGGCAGCCCGTCGGTGTTCGCCGGGTCGTCGCCGCCCTGGACGGTCGGCACCCCGTCAGGGGCGATCTGGTCGGGGTGGACAAGCTGGTCGTCGGCGTCGTCCCCGCTGCCCATCTGCGCCTGGCCCTGGGCATCGGGCTGGCCAGCGTCCGGCTGGTCCGGCGGGACATCGACCTCGCCGGCGGAGTCGAGCTGCTCGCGCACTTCCTTCGCCTTGTCGGTGTCCGGGTCCCGGAAGACCGACGGGGGCACCACGAAGCCGCAGACAGGACAGCGGGAGCCGGACCAGACATTGTGCTCGCCGCAGACGGGGCACTCGTCCATCCGGAGGGTGTCCACCTGCGGCGGCACCCGCGTCTCCCCGTACGCCTGCTTGCGCACCGACATGGAGCTGCGCAGCCGGTCGCCGAGCGGGTCCCAGGGGCGCGAGTCCTGCACGGTCTCCCGTGCGCGGCCGGGGGTCATGTAGCCGGGCAGGCCGGTGTCGGCCCCGTGTCCCTGGACGCGGCCCGAGCAGTCCTGGCACATCATCGGCATGGACCGGCTGACTGGCTTCCCGCCCGGGTTGCCCGGGTGGGCGAGGGATCCGCCGCACATCGCGCAGTGGGTACCGCCTACTGGCCACGGGGCCTGCGGCGGCGGCTGGTCCGTCGATCCGTGAACATGCATGTTCTCCTCCGGGATCTGGCCCGGGTGGTGCTCGTGGTGGTGCTCCACCCAGCGGCGGCGGCTGTTGTCGCCGAGCTGGACGCGCCCCTTGCCGCCCGCGCCCCTGGCGCCCGAGGAGTCCTCCTCGGTGTTCTTCCGGATCTGGCGCAGCCACGTGGCCGCCTGGACCTGGTGCGGGCTGATCTTCCGGCCGTGCTGCTCCGACAGGGTGCGCGCCGCCTCGCGGTAGGCGTCGGAGACGTGCTCGTAGTGCTGGGACTGGCCGACCGGCATCTTGTCCGTGTCGGCGTCGGTCAGCCGGCGCCCGGTGGCGACGGACATGGCGTGCCGGTCGATGACGACCCGCTCGCGTCCGCTCTTCACGTCATCGGGGCTGTCGCCGCCGTGCTCGATCAGGTGCGCGAAGGCGGCCGTCTTCGGCGCGGTGAGGACCTTGGAGTGGTGCTCCCCGGCGAGAATGCGGATCGCCTTGCGCTGGTGGTCGCCGAGGGCGCCGCTGCCGGGTCCGGGCGGGTCCCCCTGGGCAGCGCGGCTGGCGTTGAACATGTTGACCGGCCACATCGTGCGGGGACTGTAGGCCGACAGCAGCCCGGCGCCGAGCGCGGAGTCTCCCTTGCCGATGACCTTGGCGACGTGGTGGGCGTCGGAGTACCAGCGGTCGCCCAGCGCCCGCTCGTCGTCGCTGGAGTCGTTGTAGGCGGCGGTGACGTGGTGCGCGGAGACCGGGTGGTTCATGAACCAGGGGTGGTCTCCGCCCTGCGCCTTCGCCCCGGTGGACCGGATGTAGTCGATGTCCTTGTCCGGGATGTCATCGACCGTGGGGTAGCTGTCGCTCCTCGACCTGTGAGTGTGCACGTAGAACCCGTTGCGGTCCTGCTTGAGGGCCACGCCGTCGAACTTCGGGTCCCGGCCGTAGCCGCGCACGGGCTTGTCCTTCGGCTTCTTCTTGCGGGCGGCGGTGAACGGGTCTGGGGGCATCTGCCTCTCGTCGCCGCGCGGCGCTCGCGGCAGCGGGCGGCCCTCAAGCTGCTCGAACAGGCCGTGCATGTGATCACTCATCTGCCTGCGGGCCTGCTCGCGGGCCGCCTTCTGGGCCGTGACCGAGTCGTATGCCCCCTGCTCGTCGGCCGGGACCGCAAGGTGGTCGCGCTTCATGCCGTCGCCGTGGTGAAAGCCGCCGCCGGGCTTGTCGAGGGCGTTCAGGTTGATGCTCACCGGGTCACCGCACACGAGGCAGTGGCCGGCGCTGAACGTCGGGTTCTGCGACGGCCGCTTGTCCGACGGGTCCGCAGGCAGCGCGTCGTGGTCCGCGAGGCTCTGGTGCCGGTGCTGCCACGGGTACCGGCCCCGCTTTCCCAGCCCGGCGGCGTAGTGCACCGGCTGCCCGCACGTAGTGCAGGTGTTGCCCAGGTGGTCCCGGAAGTCGGGGTCTCCTGCCGCTCCTGCGGTCCTGGGGTGCATCCTGACCGTGGGAATATGAGTAGCGCCGTCCCGCATGTACGAGTGCATCCGGTGGTACCCGTCATCGACGTAGTTGGGGTTTTCGTCGTTGACGATCAGCGGCCAGCGATTGCCCTCGGGGTAGCGGGGAACCGGGTGCGTGGCCAGGGTCTCCTGGTGGTGCGCCTCCCAGTCGCCTGGCCCGTACTCCTTCTTGAACTCCTCGTCCGCGTCCATGTAGCGGTCCAGGAATTCGTCTTTCGGCTCCTGGCGCGACTCGTAGAGGTAGTCGCGCGGCGCGCTGCCGGGAGGCGCGTTACCCTCTTCGACCATCTGCGGGTGGTACTGCGCCACTGACTGCTGCTCGTGCGGCTGGAGCTGGTCGAATGACCTGAGGGGGTCCCCGGCGGCCGTCTTCGCGGCGGCCTTCGCCATGCCCCGGGCGTCTGGCTCGCCGATCACGTAAGCCGTCGGGTCGGCGGGGTCCTCGACCAGCAGGGAGTTCTCGAAGAACGACAGGCCGGCGCAGACCTCGTGGATCAGCTTCTCCTCGACCTTGCCGGTGACCTTGTTGCGCTGCCGGATCTTCTTGCCCTTCAGCGCGGGCAGGTGCTTGCAGTACTCGGCGGGGCTGGTGGCCTTGTTGCCGCAGGCCGAGCAGGTGGACCAGTCCACGTCCACGCCCATCGAGGTGCGGTTGACCCGCCCTGCCAGGATCGCCTTGCACAGCTTCGGGAACCTGACCGCGTCAATCTCGTGCAGGCCCTCGACCCAGGTGTCGGGACTGCCGTCCGGGTTCCTGTCACGGTGCAGCGCGACGGCGACGATGACGCCACGGGCGCGGCGGTGGTTGGCGTTGTGGTGGTTGACGAAGGCCGGCTTGCCGAGGAAGGTCTTGTAGCCCTTTTCGATCTCGTCAGCCGGGAACGTGTCGTGGTTGTCGTTGGTCCGGCTGGAGATCATCCGGGCCCGGACGTACAGGTAGCCCTGGCGCGGCTCGTAGTCGAACGCCACCCGGTGGGCAGCCTTGACGATCCTCCGGGCGCCGTTCCCCGGGTCACCGGGCGCAGCCTGACGCCAGGCCTCCAGCACCTCCAGCGACGCATACTTGCGCACGGGCCCTCCCGGTCTGCTCTCCTCTCTTCCGGGGAACCAGCGGAACCCTGTTGAGCAATACAGCTTTTCTTGCTATTGTCGTGTCCAGCGAACGCAGAGCAGAGACTACGCAGGGATGACCAGGGAGAAGACGATGGGTCTAGTACTAGGTTCGGACATGACCGGCGAGCAGATGGCCGAGAGGATCGCCGCGACTGCGGCGCACAAGAACCACAAGATCGCCCGCTACCTGGTAGACGGGCAGCACCCGGTCAACCCGGCGCAGTACGACGGGATCATGAGGCACCTCAGCGGGTGCCCCGACCTTCCCCGCCAGCGGACCGCAGAGGAGAACATGGCACCCAGCACGGCGGCCCAGCCGGCGCAGGAGCCCCGGGCGGTCATCGCGGACATCCTGGCGGGTTTCTACGCCACCCCGTCCCGGACCGGGAACAATGACTTCGACTTCTGGAAGGTTACCGTCGTCCAGGACGGCCCTTACAAGGGATACCGCAAGGCCAAGCGGGTGGTCGGCGGCGGCGACGCCAGGACGCCGCGCCTGATCGAGGTAAGCAAGCCGGAACAGAGGGCTGCACTCAGCGCTATCCTCCGGACGGGCATCACGAAGGCGCAGGAAGACTACGCCGACAAGGAGGCGCGGTGCATGAAGTGCGGTCGCCAGCTAACCGACGAGGACTCACGCCTACGCCGGATGGGCGACTGGTGCGCGGGCAAGGAGTGAGTAACTGGACGGCGGCAGAGATCCTGCTCGCCGCAGCCGTCCTCGTGCTGGCCATGCCGCGCGAGGACGGCTTCATACTGCCCGAGCGCAGGGACTGGCTCGGGTGGCTGCGCAGGCTCCGCCCCCGGGTGCGCCGCCAGCGGGAAGACGACGCCGGCCGCGAGGCCGACCAGTACGTCACCGACCTGCGGGCCGACCGGGACCAGGACCCGATGACGGTCCGGCAGGACCAGCTCCCCAGTGCGCACCGGAGGTTCGCCTCCCCGCTGGTGACCGACCCGACGCCGGGCCAGAAGCCGCCGTGGAAGACCGCCGAGAACCCCGCCTGGGACGTGCCCGCGCAGGTCATTCCCCCCGAGAAGCGCCGCAGGCGCGCCCCGGGGGACCCGCCGACCATCGTCATCGAGATCATGCGGCCTGCCATGGACGGCGACCTGCGGCGTTACCTGGAGAAGCTGCCCTCCTACCCGGACCTCGACGAATCAGGCGACGTGTTCTTCGTGCCGCGCAGTTCCCTCGCGCCGGGCGTGCCGGGCGGAAACGAAGCGCCGCAGACTGCCGGTGACGGCGAGGCCGGGAGAGAACAGGGAGGCGACCCGGGCAGCTAGCCGCCCGTGCAGTGGTACTTGCGGCTGGCGTAGACGAACGCCTCGTAGAACTTGTACGAGGTCACCCGCGACGGGTTCTTCGCCGGATTTGCCGGGTACGCCACTGGCGATGCCGTCACCAGGTCGATAAGCGGGCACAGTACCTGGTCAGACTGGTTAACGGCAGCCTGGACAGACTGCCGGACAACCTGGTCAGCACGCCACTGGGCGACGAAGTAGTTGCCGACCTCCCCGGCCGCGATCACGAGGATGAGCACGCCGGTCACGATGACCGCCCTGGCCGCCGGGCTCAGGTTGACGAGAGGTAGCTTACGGATGGGGTCTCACCCCGTTCCTGCGGTCTTTGTCGTGGTCCTCAAGGATCGTGACCCTGGTATCCAGCCGCCCGAACTTAGCCGAAAGGCTGCCGACTTTCTCCGTCAGGTCTTCCGTGGCCGTGGTGTTCTTCTCAGTAGCGTTCACCTGCTTGAAAATCGCCCTCAAGATTAGCGTCACCCCGGTGATGAAGGCGGTAAACCCGCCAAGCGCCCCCAGTACGGACAGCGCCGTCGTCATCCGGCCCCCCCCCTCCAGTCGTCAGTCAAAACGGGCACAGCAGTTACGGGGACGTCGCACTCCACCTGGACTCCAGCTCCTGAGCGGTCATCCCGGGCACGCCCCCGAGGTCAACCCACGCGCCGATGCCGTCCCAGGTGACAGCCGGCACGATCATCCCCAGGCGCTCCGCGAGCTTCCCTGTGATCGCGTCGAGGTCCGTCCCGGGCGCGGCGAGGAACACCCCGCGCCCCATGTAGGGGTCAGCGGAGGCAATCTCCTCACGGCGTAGCTGATCCATCCGGTACGCGAGCCCGCTCACGCGAACATCACGTCGTCGTCGTAGTCGTCCAAGCTGATGCCCCTCCTGGCCAGGTCGTCGTCCTCGTCCTCGTAGTGCGTTCCCTCCAGGCGGAGCAGGTCCAGGTTCCTGGCCCGGCTGCCCGCGCCCTCCCTGACCAGCTCGTCGGCCTCCGCCTTCGGCAGCGCGTCGGCGGTCCTGGTCAGGTACTGCCGGGCCGCCACCGCGATGTCGCCGTCAGCCGGCCCCGGCGCCGATCCGCCCGAGTAGCCCTTCGCCGCCGCCGACCGCTGGAAGGAGGCCACGATGTCCTCGATGCCGCCCTGCGGCTGCCCGGCGGGCACTGCCGTCTCGTCGGAGTCGGCCCCGCCGCCGGACCACTGCTGGTTGCCGGTCGTCTGGATCGACGGGTCGTCCGGGGACAGGGCGTCGTCCATTGACCCCAGGCCGGGCTCCTGCCCCACCGGAGACGGCTGCTGCGCCTGCGGGGAGGTCTCCCGGCCCAGGTCGCCCATCGGGGTGCCGCCGAGCATCTGCCGGAGCCTGGCGCTGGCGGACGCGCCGAACTCGCCTAGCTTCGCCTCGTCGAGCGCAGCCCCCTGGCCTGTGCCGGTCCCGGCGTCCCCGCCGCCGATCGTCCCGTCAGCGGCGGCCGTCGCCTCGATCTCGTCATCCCCGGTGGTCGAGGGAAGCGCGGGCTCCGGGTTGTCGTGCAGCTCGGCCCGGGACTCCTCCATCCGGATGCCGTTCGGGTCCCTGGGGGTCATCGCCGTCGATGGCCCGGCGGTGCTCGCGCGGTCGGTGTAGCCGAACGTCCCCTGGTCCTCGGCCTGCCAGCCGTTCACGTCCGGCCAGTGCAGGTCCCCCGGCACCGGGTGCGGCGCGCCGGGGGCCAGCACCTGGTGCCCGGAGGCGGTGTTGGACAAAGGCATCTGGAGGACGCTGCCGTCCTGGATGCCTCCCCAGTTCTCCGGGTCGGGCCCGGCGAGGGGGCCGTAGCTGCCCGGGTCCTGGTCCTTGTTCGGCGGGGAGGTCGCCCCGTAGGGCTTCTGCGGCGGGTGCTGGGTGACGTTGTCCGATCCCCACGGGGAGTTCGCCTGGTCGGCGGTGGCGCGCATCCCGGCCAGGAGCTGGAGCGCGCCAACTTCCTCCGGGTCTTCCCCGGCGCGCACCAGCGCGGCGATGGCGCGCCAGGCGGGCGTATCCGGCGCGCTGGCGCTCTCCTGGTGCGCGCGCCGGCGCGCCAGTGGCGCGCGCCATTCCTCGCGCCACCTGCCCGCGTGCGGCTCTCCCTCGTACGGCGGCCAGGACTTCACCACGACGCTCGGGGGCGACCAGCCGGGCACCTCGGCATCGGAGCTGAAGCTGCGGCCGAACATGCCGCGTGCCTGGGCCTCGAACTGGAGGGCCATCACGTGCGAGCAGGGACGGCCCGCGTACCGGGTGCCGGCCGTCTTGTCCTGGTGGAACGACGCCCACGGGCAGCCGCACGCCCAGTGCTGGATGGTGAGCTGCTTGCCGACCGGCCGCTGGATGCCGGACTCGTAGGTGTCGTGGTCGCCGCGCACCTCTCCGACGACGACGCCAGCCGAGGCGTGCACGATGCGGACGTGGCCCTCGGCCCTGATCCGCTTCGCCTTGGCGACGACGTCATTCCAGGCGGCGGTGAATTCGAAGCGGAACGCCGGACTCGCGGCGGAAGCGGTGAACATCGCTAGCGCGCCGTCCTTGCTGAACGGCGTGCTCTCGTCATCGCTGCCGCTGGCGTCGTCCGGGTCATCGCCGAGGCTCTCCTCCTGGCTACCCGGGGGAGGCGGCGCGCCATCCTGCGCCGGCGCGCCGCTGAACTCCCCTGGCGCGCCGCGCGTCACCTGGCCGTCGCCGCTGCCCTGGGTGTAGGCGCGGGAGGTCTCGTTCACCTGGGCCCCGGCCGGGGGCCAGGACGCAGGGTCGGCCGTCGGGTCGTCCGCGTCCTTGTCCTGTGCCCCGGGCTGTGGACTGGCCTGTGGACCGTCCTGCGGGGTGTCCAGCGAGTCGGTGTCGTCTACCTGCGAGGACTCGCTACCCGGGTCGTTCCTGTCCTGTGGACTGTCCTGTGGACTGTCCGGCTTCTTGTCCTTGCCGGCGTCCAGGGAGTTGCCCGGGTCGTCGTGCTCGTGCAGCTCCTTGCCGTCGATCCGCACGTGGACGTTGAGCGCGTTCATCATCCGCAGGAACCGGGCCGGGTCACGCTCCCGGATGTCCTCCTGCGGGCGCGGGCGGAAGTCCCGCGAGTCGGTGACCGACCTCTCCGGGTCGCCGTCGGCCGAGCCGCCGTGCTCGGGCAGCGCCAGCGGGTAGCCGGACGGGTCCCGCATGGCCGGCCCTAGCGAGGTGATATCCGGGCCGAACTTGTCGTCCAGGCCGCCCGCGCCCTCGACCGGGCCGATGCCCTCGCCCTGGTCCTCGTGGCTGACGTGCTCACCCGGGCCGAGCAGGGGGAACTCTGACGACGGCACGAAGTCGCCCCAGGTGGCGCCCTCCGGGTTCTCCTGCCAGCGGTGCAGGCTGCCGCGCTCCTTGCCGGTCCACGGCACCCGGGCGGTCCGGCGGGAGCCGGTGAACTCGTGGTAGCCGCCCGCGTCACGGCCTTCCCAGGCTGGGTCGGCCTCATAGCCGCCCTCGTGGTCGTGCCCGGCTCGCCCGGACATGTGCAGCCCGTCATGGATGGCGGCCAGCGCGGTGTCCCCGTAGTCATCCTGAACGGGGAACCCGTGGTCCCCGCCGACGTGCCTGCGCAGCTCGTGCAGCTCGGCCGGGCTCAGGGCGGCGGTGAACGCGCCGATCTCCAGTCCGGGGCCGCCCCCGGCCGACATCCCCTCGGGGTACATCCCGACGGTCGCGCCGTTCTCGTCCTTCTTGCTGCCTGACGGGAGCGCCTGGTTCCACCGGGGGTCGCCGTGGCCCTCGGTGGAGCGGTCGTCGTAGCCGTTCGGCTCGCTGGCGCGGGGGACGGTGCCGTGCGCCGGCGCGTCCCCCGCGCCGTCGATCTGCGTGCCGTTGATGGTGGTGGCGTGGTGGCGCGCGCCGATCAGCGCGCCAGCCTCCTCGATCTGCGCCAGGCGCGCCATCACGGGGCTCATGTCCGGGTCGTAGACGGGTGGCGGGGCCTCTTCCTGCGGGCCGAGGTGCTCGTGCACCCACTCCTGCTGGCCGGGCTCAGCCCAGTGCATGCCGAGGTCGCCTTCGCCGCCGTTGTAGTCCTGGTCGCGGGCGTCCTCGGGGGTGCCGTAGGCGTCGGCCTGGCGGCGCGTCCCGATGACGGTGATCTGCCGTCCCGGGTCGGGCCGGTCAGTCAGGACGGTCCCCATCTCCGGGTAGTCGTGGGCGGCGGTGCGCTGCCCCTGGTCGTCTTCAGGCTCCTCGTCGTGCACCTGGGACAGCCTTGTTGAGTGCCTCCGCATCATGCCGCCTCCTCACCCCTTCTGGCGGCAAGGCCGGAAAACGTTGAGAAATACAGCTTTCCTTGATATTGTCTCGCTATGAACCCAATTAACGAGGCGACCTGATGGTCAGGGAGTGGCCCCTCACCGAGGAGTTCGACGGGCTGCGCAAGCACCTGATCACCGAGCACGGAGTACTGGACGCCGATGAGCTGGGCGACTCCCTGGCTGTCGCCGAGCACTACGCCCAGCACTTCTCCCCCGACGGGGGCCGTACCCCGGCGAAGGGGACCTGGGGACACCGCTTTGACGACCTGTCCTACAACCAGGACATCGACCTGGATGTCGTCGAAGATCCGTTCACTGTCCGAGGCAACGACTTGTTCGGCACAAAGGGGTTCCGGTGAGCGATGAGCTTGAGCTAAGGATCTACGACAAGTCGATCACCGTGGGCGAGCACCGGAAGCTGCGCAACGCCGCCTCCTGCGCCGCCAGGACAGGAGAGGTCACCTACCTGGACTTCCCCGGCGGCCGGGCCGCGATCGTTCCCGAGGAGGCCGCCCGGTGGTGGGAGGCGTACGTCGCTGAACTCTGCCCAGGGTGCGCTGTCGGGAGGCACATTCAGTGCTTCAGGTACGTCGGCCAGGCCTGTAGCTGCATCAACGCCGCCGTGCACGACGAGTACGAGATGGCACGGTCGATCCAGTCCGGCTTGCTGAGGAGGCAGTAGTGAGCGGCGTCATCAACATCGAGGACTACACCGGGGACGGCGCAGTGGGCGACGCGCTCCGGATGTGGGATGTCGTGCAGGCGGCTTTCGCCCGCGCCCTGGTCGGCTCCGTCACCTACGTCTACCTCGACGGGAACCTGATTGCCACAGTCACCCCGCCTGAGGCGGGCGAGCGGTACGAGCACGCGAACGCGGTCATGGCCCAGCCGAGGGAGCACGAGGCGACAGTCCCGGTCGTGGTCCGCGCCCAGCGGCGCCGCCGCAGGCTCCGAGGCTGGAGTCCGTTCGAGGGCCTTTTCTGAGGAGGAGCCGTGGAGATCAGCCTCGGTGATGACGTCTGGGACCTCGGTACCGCATTCCTGGAGGCCACCAGGGCGGCTACCTTCAGCGGCACCACCACCCCGGTTTACGACGAGGAAGGCCGCCGCGTCGCCACGATCGTCCCGTACAAGGAGGAAGGGTAATGCCGCTGCTGGCTGTCGCCGCCATCGTCGCGATGCTGCTGCTCGCCTGGGCCGGCGTGGAGCTGAACGACTTCATCCGCGCCTATCCGGGGCAGTTCTACATGGCCGTCTTCGCCGCCTGCTTCATCGCCGTCGCGGTAGGGATCGGCCGGATTCACCACGCGGTGCGCGACCAGGTGCCGCTCGCGCCTCCTCCCCCGCCGCTTCCTGCGGCGATCAGGGCGGTACCCGTCCTGCTGGCGGTCGCAGCGCCCGGAGCGGAAGAGGACGCCCCCGGCTGCGAGGGACTCTCCTGCGCCCGCAAGGTGAGCATGGACCCGTGGACCGCCCGGGTGGAAGGCGACGAGGACGATCACCTGTTCTGCTCGCAGGAGTGCGCGCAGGAGTGGAAGGACGTCAGGGCGGCCCCGTCCCTGTAGGACCCGCAGGCGGGCGTCGGAGCGGCGTCGAGCGCGAAGCCGCTCACCTTCGTCACAGCGGCTGCCTCCACCAGATGTGAGCCGTGATCACGACAACGAACAGGAGCCACGCCAGGAGGGAATTCCACCAGGCGAGGCCGTGGATGCTGGGCGAGAGCGCGATGTCGATGTGCAGCTCGTGCCAGCAGTAGTAACTCAGCGTGTTCTTGACGTTGGTGAACAGCGCGAACAGCTCGGGGCCGAGGAACGCGACAGCCACCATGACCAGGCCCCAGGGCCAGTAGACGTAACCCCACACGGAAGACCTCCCAGGTCTTCCGGGCTGCCGTCAGCAGGTGACCTGCGTGAAGGTGACGTCGGCGCTGGTGAACGTCATCTTGACGTACCATCCCTTCGGCACCAGGACGCTGTAAAGGTTGGTTATGGGGGCGGTAGCGCTCGCCACGATGGTGTTAGCCGCAGAGGACGTCGGCCCCATCGCCAGGGAGAAGGTCGCCGTTGCCGTGTGAGTGTTGACGTAGAGCATCACGTCCTGCACGGTGCTCAACTGCTTCGCGGTACCGGAGGTGAACGTCGGCGTGCTGGCTGTCGCGGTGCCGCTGGTGTCGGTGCCGCCGTTGACCGGCAGCACCGACTGGACGGCGCCGTTGAGCAGGGTGGCGGTCCCTGCCAGTGAAGCCCCCGGCGCGAGGAGGCCCTGCTCGGTGCCGTCGGTGGCAAGCGTGATGTTAGACCTGGACGACCCGGTGGCGTACAGGCCGTAGGCGATGCCGCCGAAGGTGGACAGGGCAATGTCAATGTTGCAGCCGTTGATGCCGTTGAGGTAGACCGCCGAGTAGCCGTTCGGGTTGCTGGTGTTCTGGAGCCCGGTACCGGGATTGTCAAAATTAACGGTCGCGCCGATGCCGCTGATCGTGCAGCCGGCGCAGCCGTTGAGCCAGTAGGAGCCGATCGACGGCTCCTGGGAGTCCAGTCCGGTCCAGGCCGACCCGGAGGCCAGGCCGTCGAAGGCGTAGTCCCAGCCCCACACCTGCGGCGACGTCGCCGCGTTCAGCGGCAGCCAGTGGGCCGCGTCTGAGGACGGCACGGTGGAGCCGGTGACGGAGGCGAGGCAGTAGTACATCGTCCCCGCGTAGGCAATGCACACGCCGGCCGTGTAGGCGGTCCCGGACACCCACGCCGGGGTGGGGGCCGACCAGTGGGAGGCGTCCGAGGACGGGGCGGTGGTGCCGGTGACGGAGGCGGTGCAGATGTACGTCCCGGTGCCGGAGGTGACGACGTTGCCGACGGCATAGGACGTGCCGGACACCCACGCGCCGTCGGCGCTGACCAGGGCAACCCAGTGGGTCCCGTCGGAGCTGGGGGCGGTCGTGCCGGAGTTGGCCGAGATGCAGAAGTAGAGGTTGCCTCCGTACACGGCCCCGTTCCCGGCCGACCATGCCTGCCCCGAGGTCCACACGGGGTTGCACCCGTTGTTGTAGCTCTTGATGGACGCGCCGTTGGTCGCGCCGTGGTCCACGTAGACGCCGGCGACCCCGTTGAACCCGAGGTTGCAGTTGGCGAAGAGGGTGTCGAACGAGCTAGTTGCCCCGTTGCCCCGGCACGCCTCCACCCAGACGTTGGTCAGGGTGCACGCCGACCGGCCGGAGTGGAAGTAGCCGTCCCCGGTGCAGGCCTGGACGTAGACGTCATCGAAGACGTGCGACGGGTCGAACGCAGGGTCTGATCCTGCCTGTGACGTGGATGGATTAGTGGTGACGTTGATCCCGTGAGAGTAGCTGGGGATCGTCGTGTAGTACGAGTTCCCGTGGATGCCCAGGGACTTGACCCCGCTGTAGAAAGCGTTGACCAGGTCGGCCTGGGCGGGGGCCGACCCTCCCACTGTCGCCGCGAGGATCGCCGCCTGGGACGCCGAGTTGTAAATCTCCATCTGGATGACGTCAGCGGCGACTGCCGTTGCCATGGTGATCATCGTCACGTTCCGCCCGGCACCCCGGAGGATGACGCCCGGCGGGATGATCAGCGTGTTCGAGATGTGGAAGCTTCCCGGCCCAAGGTCGACAATGCCGCCTTCTCCCTGGAGCCACCCGGTCGCGGTGCCGAAGCTGAGCAGCGCCATCTGGATGGCTGTCGTCGAGTCAGCGCCGCCGGTCGGGTCCGCGCCGAACCTGGTCACGGCGTTCACCGATTCGCCCGAGGACTGGCCGAGCCCCTCAAGGGACGCTGCGGTGGTCACGTTCTGGACGGTGAACCCGCCGACGTGGACGACCGGGGTGGTGCCCTCCGTGCCCCGGGTCACCGTCCAGGTGGTCCCGCTGACGTTGGTGACGATCATCTTCTCGCCCGACGTACCGGGGTTCACGTCGGTGACCCGGAAGAACGTCGGCGTGGAGGCGGACGAGGTGGCCGCCGGGAACGCGGTGGACGACGCGACCGTCCACGTCTCGGACGTCCCGGACGCCGGCGCGGTGGTGCCGCCGCTGCTGACAGTCGTCTGCGCCTGGTTGGCGAAAAGTTCAAGGCCGGCCAAGGGATCCTCCGGGTGTAGTGCTCAGGGCTTCCGTGGGCTCAGCCGGTCACCCCGGCGAAGACGCGCTTCTGCGCCGCCTGGAAGGCCTTGTAGGCGAGGTCGGCCTGCCGCTCGGCCTCGTACGCCTTCGCGTAGAGGAACCCGGCCGTCCCGTCGGTGCCGCCCGCCTGCCGCATCATGTGCCAGTTCTCGAAGGCCCGGTTCTCCCGGTGCCGCGCCTGCTGGTAGGCGGCCCACAGGGCTTCGAGGTCAGGCCCGGCGGTCGCCAGCACGGCCAGCCGGGTCCCGGCGGACAGGGCGGCAGCGCCGAGTACGTTGACGCCGGAGGCGAACAGCACCGGGTGCGCGGCCAGGGCCGCCTGCCCCCGCTGCGGGATGACCCCGGCGGCGGAGAACCCGCCCGGCGCCGACAGGTGAGCGGCGCCTGGTCGCGCGAGCGCCGCCAGGGCATGCAGGCTCGACTGGGCGGCGAGCGCGGCGAGCGCGTGGACGCTGCGGTGAGCGGTGCCGCCGGCGCTGCCGGATCCCGACAGGGCAGCCGCCCCGAGGATGAACGGGGTGGCGGCGGCAGTAAGGCCTCCCGATCCTGACAGGGCGGCTGCCGCGTGCACGCTGAGCGTCCACGAGGCGGTCGCGGCCCCCAGGCCGGACAAGGCGGCGGCGCCGGGGACTTTCTTCTGCCCGGTACCGCCAAGGGCGCCCAGGCCGCCGAGCGCGGCTGCCCCGGGGATCGTCTTGCCAGCCGTGCCGCTGGCCGTGCCCAGCCCGGAGAGCGCCGCTGCCCCCGGGATCGTCTTCTGGCCTGCGGAGGACGCCGAGCCGCTGCCGGAGAGCGCTGCGGCGCCCGGGAGTGCCTTCTGGCCCGTGCCGCCCGCAGTGCCGAGGCCCGAGAGGGCGACTGCGGCGGAGTAGGCGACCTGAGGTGAGGCAGCGGCCGTTCCCAGTCCGCTGAGCGCTGCCGCCCCGCTGACCTGCTTGTGCCCGGTGCCAGAGGCGGTCCCCGTCCCCGACAGGGACGCGGAGCCGGGGAAGAACCCGCCAGCCGAGCCGGACAGGATGCCGAGGCCAGCCAGGACGGCGGCAGCTAGCAACGCTTCCGTGGCGGTCCCGCCGGCGGTACCAGAGCCCGAGAGCGGGGCCGCTGCGGGAACCTGCTTGTGCGCCGTTCCCGCCAGGGTGCCCGTGCCAGCGAGGAGGGCGGCGCCGACGCGGGTCGCCTGGCTGGTGCCGCCGGCCGTCCCCGTGCCAGAGAGGGACACGGCGCCAGGGAGCCTCTTCTGCCCGGTGGCCCCGGCGGTGCCCGAGCCCGATAGCAGGGCCGCTGCGGGGATGACTGCCGTGCCCGTGGCCCCGGCCGTTCCCGTCCCGGACAGGGCTGCCGCGCCCGGCACCGCCTTGCGGGCCGTCCCCCCGAGGGAACCCGTCCCGGACAGGGCGGCTGCGGCGCTTACCGCCTGCGCCAGCGGCATGCCCGGGACCATGCTGCCGGGCAGCGCCAGCCCGGGGACGGCGGCGGTGAGGAAGGGCAGCGGGACGTACCCGGTCATGGTCCCCGAGCCGGACATCGCCACGGCCGCGTGCCTCGGGAAGTGCGCCCCGGCGCTGAGGGTGCCGGACCCCGACATCGTCACGCCCAGCGGCGGGAGGTTGAAAGAGGCGACGTAGCTGGTGCCGTCAGTGCCGCCCTCGCCGCTGAAGTAGCCGGTGAAGACGCTGGCGTACACGCTGCTGATGTCGGTGGGCGACTCGTCGGAGGTGCTGAACTGGTTCGTCCAGGTCAGCCCGTCGGGGGCCGTGTCGAAGTAGATGGTGCCTGAATTTTCACGGATGCGGACCCAGGCGTGCGCGACCGGGTCGTAGGTGACCGGCGAGCCGATGACCGTGGTGCTGTTGCCCACCCACTGCCACGCCAGGAGGAGGCCCCGGTCCTCGAAGCCGAATGACCAGCCGTTGTCCTCGGCGGCGTCGCCGATGAACAGGCTGCACTCGTAGTTGACGCCGGGGACGCCCTGGTCCGGGGTGAGCTTGCAGAGCGCGTAGCTGCCGGCGAGGGAGTAGGCCGAGGCGGAGACGATCTCGGTGTAGCCGGTGGTGCAGGGCATCGCGCACTGGCCGCCCGCGATGGTAACGGTGCCCTGGGGGTTGGTCCACAAGGCGGACAGGGTGGTGCCGGGGAAGGAGTCCCGCAGCGTCTGGAGGAGGGGCGTCAGCGGGGTGATGCTCCCGCCGAGGGTGCCTGTCCCGGACATGGCTGCCGCGCTGATCCTCGTCCCCGTGGCGGTGCCCCCGGCGGTGCCCGACCCTGACAGGGGCGCTGACCCGAAGGTCCCCGCGTTACCTGTCCCGCTGAGGGCGCCCGTCCCGGAGAGAGCAGCGCTCCCGGCCAGGTGGCCGGCCCCGGACGCGGTCCCGGACCCGGACAGGGCCGCAGCTCCCGGGACTGTCTTTTGGGCGGTCCCCCCGAGGGCACCGGTCCCGGACAGGGCGGCTGCGTTCAGCGTGCCGGAAGTCGGCACGATCTCCAGGACGGCCGCCTGCCAGCCTTGACCGCCGCTCAAGGACGGCTGCGACCATCCGACCGTCGTTGACGTCAGCGACGAGACCGTACTGCTGGACTTGCCCGCGTCGAGCGTGCCGCCGTCAGCCACATCCAGCGCTGACGATATTGAAGTCGTTCCGCTCAAGGCGGTGTCTGCGGCATAGTTAGATGCGTGGCCGCCGACCACGTACAGCAGCGACCCGAGCACAGTCGGCGTTACCGCGACACCTATGCTCGTGCCGGTGGTACCTGATGCCGTGTTGCTCGCGCCTTGCGGGCTGGAGACGTTCGCGCCGTTAACGACCCGGACGGCGAGCATGAGTTCAGCGGCACTGCTGTCGCTGCCGCGAGAGTACGTAACGGTGATGCTGCCCGGTGCGGTCGTTACGGGCCGGGTGAATATCTGCGAGTGCTGATAGGCGGGCCCCGTAACGATGACCGGGCCAGGCGTCCATGTCCCGACAGCCGAGTCACTGGCAGCCCCGGTAAACGTAACGGGAGCGCCAGCCCAGTTGACGTTGCAAAGCGCCACCAGGACGGACCCGGCAGGCGGAGAGAACGACGCGGAGACCAGCGAGGTCGCGGTGGAGCCGCCTGCGGTCGTCGCGACTGCCGGGGTAGAGGCATCCTCGGTGACGACCATCCTCCCGGCGCCTGCGAGCGTCCCCGTCCCCGCCAGGGAGGCCGCCCCCGGGACTGCCTTGTGCCCCGCTCCGCCGAGGGAGCCGGTCCCGGACATGGCCGCTGCCCCCGGGACCGTCTTGTGCGCTGTCCCCCCGAGGGCGCCCGTCCCGGACAGGGCGGCAGCGCCGGAGATGACGGGGAGGACGTTGAAGTCCTGGAAGCCGCCGGTCCCGCTGGGCGACGCGGAGCCGCTGGCACTTCCGTAGTACATCTGCACGTAGGAGGTGGCGGCGGTCCAGGTGCCGATCGTCTCAGTCGTGGTCGTGTACCGGCTGGTCCACGTGACCGCATCGGGGGACGTCGAGAACGTGATGGTCCCGGCGGCCTCCGAGACCCTGATCCACTTGTGGTTCGTCGCGCTGTAGGCAAGCGTGAACAAGGTGGAGAAGGTACCGGAGGCCTGCTTCTGGACGTAGAAGTTACCGCCCGTGACGCCGGTCAGGTAGCCATCGACGATGGTCGCTGAGGTAAGGGCGAAGCCGGTGTCGTAGTCGCTGTTGCCGGTGTTGGGGACGACCCGCGCGAACACTGACGAGCTGGTCAGGTCGTAGGCGTTCTGGCTGTTGACGGACGTGTAGTAGCCGGTGTCCGCGTAGGTGCCGCCGCTCAGGCTGAGCTGGCCGCCCGAGACAGCCTCCGGGCCGGACGGGAGCCCGGTCCCGGAGTCCGGCTCGACGTACCAGTTGGTGGCGTTGAGGGTGGACCCGGGGAAGGCGTCGGTAAGCGTCGCCAGCTTCGCCATCGGTTCTCCCGGGTAACGTCATCGGGCTGTCCGGGTTACCTCCCGGGCGTCACCACTGGGAGGCGTTCACCGTGACGGAGGCCGCCGCGAACTGGACCGTGTCACCGGAGGTCACCCCGGTGATGTTGGCGGTCAGCGCGCCCCACAGGTGCCGGACGGGGGTGCCGGAGGTATCCCAGACCTCGACCGCGACGGCGGTCGTCCAGGAGCCCGTCGCCGTCCAGGAGACCGCGTTGGCGTTGGAGAACTGGCCGCCGGAGACAGTGCCCGCGAAGACCGTGCCGAGCGACGCGCCGCCAGCGGTATACCCGTTGGAGGTAGTCAGCTCCGTGCCGGTGGCCGTCTCCGTGCCGATCACCGAGTAGAGCCGCAGGTGGTACGGCAGGGTGATGGCGAGGGCGGTGCCGCCGGTACCAGGGGCGAAAGTGGTCGCCGTGGACGTCTTGTAGAGGTTGGTCAGCAGCGTGTTGACCAGCGTCTGGTCCATCATCCCGGGCATCAGGCACCGCCTGCCGGCAGGACGTCAGCGGACCCGGGGAGCAGGGTGATGGTCACCGGGCGGCACGGGGCGCCGCTGGCGGTGGCCGCCTCCCCGTGGTGGTGGTCCTGCGGGCAGCACGTGCACCCCGCCGCGTCGAGCGCCGTGTGGACGTCCACGTCGTGCGCGGTGATGGTGGCTACTGCCGTGCAGTCCTTGTTCTTGCACTGGACCAGGTGCACTTGGCCCCTCCTCATCCCCGTCCAGGGGCGTAGCGGTCGTAGTCGAGCAGCTCGGTGTCGTCCTCCGTCACGCCGAGGCGCGAGCGGATGCCGACGTGGGCCGGGTCCTGGTAGCCGCGAATCGGCTGACCGGAGAACCAGGTGCCCTGTCCCTTCTGGGCCTGGGCCTCGGTTTCCGGCAGGTGCGCGGTGAGGATGAAGCCGCCGTCCCCGGCGACGGCCGCCATGTCGCCCTCACGGGCTGCCTCGTCCACCGCCCGGGACAGCGCCGCCATCTTGCGGACGCGCTCGGTGCGGCTCAGCAGCGCGCCCTTCTTCGGCATGCCGCCGCGCTTGCGGCCGGCCTTCGGCATGGTGCCGCGCTGCTCGTCGGACTCCGGGGGCCGCGCGCCCTCGCCGCCCGCGTCCTCGCCGGCTTCCTCGCCCTCCGGCGGCGCGTTGAGGGGGCCGCCCGCCTGGGCTTCCATCTGCTCGGCCATGGCGGCGTCGTCGGGGGTGGGGGCGAGGTCGGGCAGCGGGACGGGCTGCGTGCCCATCCGGTCGATCATCACCGCCTCGCCGGCGACGGCGGGCGGCACGCCCTCAACCTGGGCGACCGGGGCGAAGTCGGCGGCGAGGTCCATCGGGATGGGCAGCCCCTGGTTGCGCAGCTCGATGTAGGCCTGCCTGCGGGTGCGCGCCTGGCCGATGATGTCGGCGACCGCCTCGTCCTGCGACCGCTCGCGCTCCTCGTCCAGGTCGATGCCGAGGCCCCGGGTGCGGGTGCGCTGGGAGACGGGGATGCCGGACGCGCGGATCGCCTCGACGAACTGGCGGGTGGTGTCCTCGTCGCGGAAGTTGAGGACGGCGCACTTCAGCTCGGGCACCAGGAGCTTGGGCTGCTCGGTGATCCGCTTCTCGCCGGTTTCCTCGTCGGTTTCGAGGACCTCTTCCATGATCACGAAGCGGCGGCCGTTGCGCTCCTCGTAGTCGTAGTGCTCCTGGGCCTCCGCGCAGATGAGCATCCGCTGGCGCATGTGCTTCGTCAGCATCTTCTGGTAGGACTGCATGAGCTGCTCGACGAGCTGCTTGTTGAGCGCGTCGGCCGCGTAGGTCTGGCCTTCCCCGGCGCCCATCAGGAAGGTGCGCGAGAGGCCGAACACCTGGAGGACCCGGTCCTCGATGCGCTCGAAGTCGGCGCTCAGGTCGGGCATGTTCTCCCGGCCGAACACGGACTCCAGCTCGACGGCGAAGTTGTGGATGAGCACGCGGAAGTCGCCGGCGAGGGCGGCGTCCAGGGCCAGCTCGAAGTTCTCCAGGTCGTCGTCGGTGGGGATCCAGGGGACGGACGTGCCGAGGTCGGTGGCGCTCGCGCCGAGCTTGGCGAGCAGCAGCGGGGTGTAGAGCCGGTCGGCGATCGAGTCGAGCGCGGTGTTGAGCATCTCCTGCTGGAGCATCGAGCGCATCGCCCGGGTCAGCAGCGGGAGCCCCCTGAGGTTGAAGGTGTCGCCCTTGAACCTGAGCTGCCGCAGCAGCACCGAGGAGACCGGCATGAACGCGTTCTCCGCCGTGTAGGCGGCCAGCTCGGGGTACTCCTGGATCATCTTGTTGTACTCCCAGGCGGGCTGCCTGGTGGTGAGGACCTGCCGGATCGTCCACGGCAGCCGGGTGAAGTAGCGGGGCTCCTTGAGGAACGGGCTGCGCTCGACCTTGATGTCGTCGGGGTTGAGCAGTTCCTCGTCGTCCCAGATGCCGAGGTCCTCATTGAATGTCGCGAATGGCCACGCTTCGCCCGTTATGTAATACTCTCGCCCGATATCGACCAGGAACTCCGAGTAGTCCAGTCCCTCGTCGCCGAAGAACAGGTCCTCGTAGAAGTCGGTCAGCCGCTGGTCCTTGCACTCCAGGTGCGCGCCGACCACCGGGAACTTGCTGAAGATGTCCACGCAGGAGCCGACGATCGGGTCGGTCTGGTACAGCAGGCGGCAGAACGCCCGGACCTTCGCAAGCTCCTCGTTCTGGCTGAAGTCGTACGGGAGGTTGTTCTGCCGCCAGTAGAACAGCGGGTCCCTGGGGCGGCCGGTGGCGAACTGGATATCGGAGAAGCCGGATCCCCCCGACCCGCCACTGGAGTAGGCGGTGCGGCGGCCGAGGCTCCCCTGCCGGGCGTTGACCCGCCGGTTCTTGCGGGCCTCGGCGACCTCAGGGCTCATCTGCTCAACGGCGACTGCCCCGGCGCCCACCGTCCGGCTGAGCTGCCGGGTAACCGACGCCTGGCGGGCAGCACCTGACCCCGGCTTGTACGCGACTCGCATCTGGCCTCCTAACCCTTCCGGGGCAGGAGGCCAGGCGGCTACTCAGGCGGGACGGCCGCCAGGATCAGGTGAGCGAACTGGCGCCACTCGTCCCAGGTGCGGGACGGGCGCAGGATGATCCACCCGGACACCCCGTGCTCGGTCAGCTCAGGCCCGGAGGCGGACCCGACGACGCGGCGCCCGGGCTCGCCGGCTACCGACAACGGCTCACTCATCGCCGTACGGCCCGTTCATCTGCTCGCGCATCTGGCTCATTACGCTCCGGTCGTTCAGGTGCTTCACCAGGTTGGGGAACCACTGGCGCGGGTCGTGCCCGAGCGGCAGGGAAAACGGCCTGTCCGGGTCGTTGCGGTGCTGGACTATCACCTGCGGGCCCCTCACGTTCCCGGGGCCGACGGCATCGGGATGAGATATGGGGAGCAGCGTGTGCCCGGTCTCCATCCGGACGTTGTGCGGCCCGTGCGGCTGGAACACCGAGGCGAGCTGCTGCCGGAGCCTGACCTCGTTCTGGTGCTGCTCCGTAGTCCACCCGGGGGTCATGGCCGGGCTGGTGAAGTGCGTGTCGTTGTAGCCCACGGTCACGGGCTCCTGTCCATGAATACGTCAGTGTCCGGTGAGCGGTGGGTGATCACCCGCTGAGCGTCGTGGTCGTAGCCGGTCGGGTTATTGTTGAGCCGCGCCCGGTTGTACTGATCGCCCAGGTGCCCCATGAACTCGCGGTCCCGGAACACCCGGCTGACCCGGGCGCCGACGTCGTCGTCCCCGGTGCCGAGGTGCACGTGCACCAGGGACAGGTCCGGGTCCCCGGCGTGGCCGCCGCTCAGGTTCCAGTTGCCCTCGGGGTCCCGGTCCACCATGAAGTGGTGGCCGGTCTCCGTCTCCCAGAAGCCCGAGCTGCCGTGGACGGGGAAGCCGTGCCCGGCCAGGTCCTGCGAGGCCCGGTCGATCGCCTGGGCGTGGTCGCCGAGGTTCCAGTCGCCCATCAGCTCCTCCTCGCGGTGAACCGGGGACTGCGGGAGGCGTCGGCCGACCCGTCCCACTGCGGGTCGGCGGCGGCGTGGTCCTGCTCATGCAGGTGCAGCAGGGTGCGCAGGGGCAGCAGGTACGCGACGTCCTGGTTGTGGGTGCCGTACATGTGACCGCGCAGGTCCTCCAGGCTGTGCAGCGGCTCGTGTCCCTCGGGGGTCGCCGCGCGGGTGAATGCCTCCGCCAGCCGCAGGCTCACCACTGGCTCCTCGGGGGATCGATGCCGTTCTGGCGCATCCAGTCCTGGTCGCCGAGGTGGATGTCCTCGCCGTACTCGTCCTCCAGGTCCGGGTGCACGTGCTCCAGGGGAGCGTCGGCGTGCTCGTTCCGGTGCGTCTCTTCGATCACCCAGTCCGGGTCGTCAGGGGTGTCGATGAACCCGTGCCGATCCCTCATGTGATGCCGCAGGGCCTGCTCGGGCATGTCCTCGTGGTTATGCTCGACGCGCACGGCCGTTCTCCCGAAAGGGCGGCGGCGCCGGGACCCCTGGGCGGGACGCCACTCCGACGGGGCGGTGCCCGCGCCCGGTCCCCGGTGCCACTCGGGGGACTGGTAGCGGCTGCTCGGCTCGCCGAGGTCGCTGGTGGTGGCGCGCACGAAGTCGCGGGCAGGACCGCGCCCCAGGTGCGCCTCGGCCATCTTGCAGGCGTCGTCGCGGGTCCCCGAGTGGCCCAGGTCCATGAGGTGCACGTGCCGGGAGTGGGGCTCCGGCGGGCTGATCATCCCGTACCAGCCGGCCCCGTGGCGGCCGACGGTCACCTGGTGGCCGCTGCCGAGGGTGCGGTAGGGCAGCGGCGCGCCGTCGTCGGCGGTGACCCTCCGGCGTCCCTCGGCGCGGAGCACGGCCATCACCTTCGGGCTGGCGCCGGACGCCCGGACGGCGACGTGCCGCAGGAGCTGCTCCTCGGTGAGGGGCTGCCCTTCGAGGCCGTTGTACCGGCGCACGGCGATCCCGTGGAGGCCGGCCTTCTTCTTCGACTTCGGGGGCGGCCCGGCATCCTCGTCCTCGTCACCGTCTCCTGACGGCGGGGCGTCCTCGTCCGGCGGCGCGTCGCCTGCCCCGTCGTCTTCCCCGGGGGGCAGCCCGCCCTCGTCGTCCATCGGCATGCCGTCGGGACCGACCATGCCGGGGTCCACCAGTCCGCCGTCAGGCCCGACGTCCGAGGGAGCGCCCGGCCCCATGGGCATCTGCGGCATGCCGGGGAACGCGGGCTGTACCCGCACGATGTAGTTCTGGCCGCAGAAGTAGCAGCCGATCGTGCCGTCGGAGCGGCCGACCACCTGGCCGGCGCCGCAGAACGGGCAGTGGCTGGTGACCAGCGGGTCGCCGGGGTCATGCGCTACCTTGCGGCCGACGCCGCGCGGCCGGGTCATCGTCGTCATCAGGGGCCTCCTAGTACTTCCGCGTCAGAAAACCGCGCGAGTACCGAACTCGTCGATGCCATAATCGGCGGCCCGCGCCTCGACGTCTGCCTTGCGGAGCTTGCGGGCGTTCCTGGCAGCGTCGCGGTACGCGTCGGCGACGAACAGGAACCAGTCCGACAGCTCCTTCCTGGCCTCGGTGAAAGTGGCAAAGACCTCGCTGTCGTCCACCGGGTCGGTAGTGGGGAAGATGCTGCCGTGCTGGCCGTCGGCCGTGAACCCCCAGTTGACCTTCTCTGCCATGTGGCGATTCTACGCTTAGTCGGTAGTGGATTACAGCTTTCCTTGATAAGATCTGGGTCATGGAAACTACCGACCAAGCCGGGACCGCCATCGAGGCCGACGCCCGGGTCCTGGAGGCCGCAGCGGACGTCCTGAAGCGCCGCTTCGGCATGCTGACCGCAGGGGACCTGATCTCCGGGCTCACCGGGGCCGCCGTGAGCATCCGCGCCCGGGGCGGGATCATCAAGCCGGTCATCCCGGGGACGACCGGGAGCAACAAGCCCCGGCTCCGCCGGCTGAATGAGCCGCGCAACGGCACCCTGGAGCGGAAGCTCGACGAGCCATGGAACGACGAGCCGGGCCACGGCTACCACGAGGCAGGAAACCACTAAATGAGGATGCTAGACAGCCTGACGCCAGCCGAGATCAAGGCGGCCATTCCGATGGTGTTCCCGGAGGACGGGCACGCCGAGTCCCACCATCTCCTGGATGCCGTAGCGGAGAAGCTCGACTCCAGCCGGAACGCTACCCCTGGCGGCTTCCAGCACACCCGGGACCTCGAACGCTACTTCGCCCGGGTGAAGCGGGCGCTCGACGCCCTCGCCGCCGAGGGGACCCTGATCCGGGTCGGATCGAAGGAGCGTCCCCCGGACGGCACCAGCCCCGGCAGCGTGCACTACTACACCCCGGAGGCGTTTGCCGCCGCGAAGGCCAGGAGCGAGCAGCGCGAGGCCGGGGCCCTGACGGAGAAGGTGCGCTGGGAGCGGATCGCCGTGCGGCTGCTCGCGGCGGACGTCACGCTGCGCAGGGACGGCTCCCTGTCCGCCGAGTCCTGGGAGCGCCTGCTGGAGGTGACCGGGCTGTGACGACCGAAGAGGATGCGCTCCCTCCTGTCACAGAGGAACTGCTGAGGGGAATGGAGTGGCGCTACGCCGTCCCCCGGTGCTGCCGGGTGTGCGGTGCCGCGCTCCAGGTGTCGGACTCGCGCGGCATGAAGATGACCTGCACGTCCGACGCCGCCTCCCCGCTGCGGGGCAAGCACGAGGCTGCCGGCGCTACCTGGAAGCAAGCCATGGACCACTGGCAGGACTCCACCCTTTACGACCCGCCCGAGGGAGACCTTCGCGTCCTCGCGCTGGTCGCCGAGGTGCGGCGGCTCCGGAAGGAGGAAGCAGGCAAGTGAAGGTAGCAGACGCGCGCCGCATGCTGGAGGCAGCAGGCGGCATCGCAGGCCTCGAAAAGCTTCTCGAAGTCCCGCTCAGCAGCTTCCACCACGGATGTCACGCGGGGTCCCTGCTCGTGCTCCGCACCGGGGTCTTCGGTCCTGGCCGGGTTGCCCGGGGGTTCGCCGACGGCGTCAGGGGCCAGCACTCCTGGATCGTCCTCGGCGGCAGCCCGTACGACACCGACGCGGTGATCGCCGACCCCACGCTGTGGAGCTACCAGGGCGCCGAGCCGTACATCCACTTCGCCCGGAACTCGATGCGGACCCACGTCCCGCACGGGACAGGGAGCATCTGGGCGACCGGCGCGCCGCCTGAGCCCCAGGGCAAGACCATCGCGCTGGACTGGCAGGACCCCCCGTCCGGGGCGGCGCAGGCGTTCCTAGAGGTCTGCGGACCGCTGGACCTGCGGGGGTGGATGTTCCTCGCCAACTCCCCCGTCATCGGGTGGCCGGCCGGGGAGATCCTCTCCGCCGTCGCCGACACTCCGGGACTGGGCCAGTCGCTGATCCCGATCGACATCCTCGGCATGGTCACCGACCGCAACCCGAAGGGACTGTACTGGTGAGCCGGTGGGACACGACCATCAGCGCCGCCGCCTGGAACGACCTGGTGGCGCGCTACCGGGACGTCGGCGGCGAGAAGGCCAGCGACTTCGAGCTGGCGGAGCTGCTCCGGCAGAAGGTAACGGAGGTGGAAGGCGAGTGAAGCACGCGTGCGTTAGCTGCGGCAAGCCCGGCGGTGACCCGCGCAACGGGGGGCTCTGCCCGTCCTGCCAGGTGTTTACCCGGCCGAGGAGCCTGGGCAGGCGGACCTACCTGCTGCCCATGCTGGCGGAGCGGAAGGGAACGTGAGCGGCGCCCCTCTCAACTACACCACGGCCGTCGCAGCGGACAATACCGCGCACGAGTGCCTGGTGATCCTCGGGAAGTACGGCGCGAGGCGGGCCGGGCTCGCCTACGGGAAGGACCGGGTGCCGATGGGCATCACCTTCGTCCTGGGCACCCGGTGGGGCGAGCGCGGCTACGAGATCGCCATCGACTTCGACGGCACGCGCGGGGTCCTGGAGCGCGCCTACAAGGACCGGAAGGTCGAGCGGCGCCACACCGAGCACGCCCACGCGCAGAGGGTCGCCTGGCGGGTGCTGAAGATGTGGCTGGAGTCGAGCCTCGCCATGGTCGAGGCTGGCCTGGCGGAGCCGGAGAAGGCCCTGTTCCCCTACATGCTCCTCGCCCCGGAGCACACCCTGTTCGACGAGTACGACCAGCAGCAGCCCTCCATCACGGCAGGCGAGCGGTGAGCGGCGAGCAGGAGCAGTCGTACCTGCCCCGGGGCGGCGGCCTGCCGCGCCTGCTCAGCGAGCAGTGCGCGACGTGCGTCCTGCGGCCGGGTAACCCGATGGACCTGCGCCCCGGGCGGCTGCGGCAGATGATCCAGGCCGGGGTGCAGGGCCAGGGATTCGCCTGCCACGACACCCTCACCTACGGGCCGCACCCGGACTTCGGACCGGCGCTGTGCCGTGGCTTCTACGATCACTACGGTCACGCGACCAACCTGATCCGGATCTACGAGCGGCTCGGCGGGTTCGACGAGGTTGACCCGCCCGGCAAGGAGGACGAGTGACGCTCGAAGAAGCCCGCGAGCATACCGGGGAGAAGGTCGTCTACTCGACGCGCCCCGGCGAGGCAGACGAAGGTCTCATCGACTCCGTGAGCGACAGGTACGTGTTCGTCTGCTACGGCCGGCATAACCCCCGGGCAACGTATGCGCACAACCTGACCCTGATGCGGGGCAGAAGCCTGGCGGAGCACATCCGGCTGGGCATGGAAGAAGCCGGGTTCGGCCTAGCGACCGAGGAGGACGAGTGACAACCGGAAAGCCCCCGTGCCCGACCGCAGAAGACGCCCTGACCCAGGCCATGGTCGCCGCAGTCGAGACGGTCCGCGACGGCTGGCTGTCCGAGGCGGACTTCGGCCAGTTCTCCGACGTGAACGCCGGCTGGTACTGGACACTGAAGATCACCCGGGAAGTTACCTCCGAGCACCCGAACCTGCGGCCCGGGGACGACACCCTGGCACGGCGCACCCGGGTCGTCATCGAGTCGTGGCAGCGCCGCGTCGCCTACTACCGGCAGGACTTCACCCCGGCGGACGACCAGTGAGCGCGCGAGCAGCTAAGGACGATCCCTGGGAGGACATGACGCCGCTCCAGGCGCTCGTCACCGAGGTCCTGGTGGCGCGGCTGCGCCTCGGGGAGCAGTCCTGGCCGTTCCCGGTGCGGTGCCGCCAAGCCCTGGAGGCCCTGATGGAGCAAGGGCTGCTGACCTACGACCGGGGGTTCCAGCCCCGGACCCTCCAGGCGCGGCTGACGGACGAGGGACGCCGGAAGCTGATGTCCGGCCCGTACACGTCGCCGCTCACCCGGCTGGCTGAGGAGGCTATGTTCCTCCGCCAGAACGGCGAGCGCCCGCCGGGCGGAGTGGAGAACTGGCGCGACTGGGACGCCAGGGCGGAAGCGCTCCTGCGCAGTACCCTGCCGCCGGAGGAGACCAGGTGAAGGTCCGCAAGCAGGACGTCCCCATCACGCGCGTCTACGAGATCGACTGCAAGGTCTGCCAGGAGGCTGTTTACCCGGACGACCGGGTGACCGACCCGGAAGAGGCCCGCCGGGTGAGGGACGCTCACATAGCCGAGCACGAGCGGGGAGAGCTGTGAAGCGGGCGCTGGTCGGCTGCGAGTGCTCCGGGCAGGTACGGGACGCGCTGATCGCCACCGGCTACTGGGACGAGGTGTGGTCGGCGGACATCCAGCCGAGCGAGACCCCGGCCCGGACGTTCATCGCGGCGGAAAACCGCTGGGAGATCCCCGACGGGCAGTTCACCGAGGCGCGTCACTACCTGGGCGACGTCCGAGACCTGTTCAGGATCACGAGTCCTGTTAACCGAATCCGGGGTTATGAGATCTTGCACCGGCACGCGGGCAACATCGGCGGGCCGTGGCAGGACCTGTGGGATGCGGCGTTCCTGTTTCCGCCGTGCACGCACCTGTCCCTGGCCGGGGCGGTGTGGTGGAAGGAGAAGCGGAAGCCCCGCTACGACGAGAACTTCGAGGAGACCTGGTCAGTCCAGGACGAGGCCGCCAGCTTCTTCATGGAGATGGTGCACGCCCCCGCGCCTCTGGTGGCGGTGGAGAACCCGCGCGGCGACATGACCCGCCGCTACCGGCCGCCGGACCAGTACGTGCAGCCGCACATGTTCGGCGACCCGCTGGTCAAGGCGACCGGGCTATGGCTGAGGGGCCTGCCCCTCCTGTACGCCGACGACCCGGTCGAGCCCCTCCCGGGCGGCCGGGTGGCGACCGGCGGCGGGAGCTGGCGCACCGACCAGAAGCACGGCAGGGGCGCGAACAACGGCCACGAGGACGCTAAGGGCCGCGTCAACCGGCAGCGTGAGCGCAACCGGACCTTGCCGGGGCTGGCGAGGGCCATGGCATCACAGTGGACAAGGTTCGTCGAAGAGCAGGAAGGGGCACGCGATGGCGCTGCGGCGCATGGGAGCGGATGAGCCGCTGTACGCCGGGATGCCGGTCGTGATCTCCTCGGGCTGCTGCGAGACGGCCGTCTTCGCGGACAGGTCGGCCTCCCCTGCCAGGGTCCGGTGCACTGAGTGCCTCCGGGAGTGCGAGCCGGTCCGCTACCAGGTGACGGAGGACCTGTCAGCCTGCTGCAAGGCCCCGGTCACCGTGGAGGGCAGGACGACGCGGTACTGGAAGTGCTCAGGCTGCGGGCAGGCGTGTGACCTAACGGCTTCCTGAATACAACTTTTATTGATAAAGTCATGTCATGCCAAGAAGAGAGCCCAGGAAGGGCACCGAGGCGACCGGGGTCATCGACCTGACCGGGGGCGACACCCCGTTCCGCTACGCCGAGATCCTCACCGACGCCGGCGTCATCCGGGTGAACGCCGGGCTCGTGACCACCTACAAGCCGCACCTGTCCAGCGTCGTCATCGAGATCGAGGTGAACACCCCCTACCGCAGGAGCAGGTCCGGCGAGGGCAACTGGTGGGTCAGTGAGGTCAAGGGCACCGCCAGCCGCCCCGAGGTCAGGATCACCAGGAAGAGCCGGTGAACGAGCCGTCTGTCAGGATCACCACGGGCGAGACCGTCACCGTCGGCGGCGTCCCCGTCACCGTGGAGGTAGACGACGGGGAGCTGGTCATCCGGGTCGGCCGGTGCGACTCCTCGGCCGAGGGAGCGCCGGCCCTCAGCTACTGGCTCGGCCGGCTCCACGGGAACGTCACCGACGGGTGGCGGGCAAGGATCCCGGCGGCACCCAGCAGGAGCGGTTCAACCTGTACGCGAAGGAGGACTGAGATGACGCCCGAGCAGAAGGCCCTGTTCCACGCAGCGGTCACCGACGCGATCACCGCGAAGGGCACCCCGGCGGAGGATAACCCGGGCCGTTACGGCTGGATCGCCGGCGACTACGCGGAACTGCGCATCCACATGGCCGGGTGCAGGCCCGCCTACGAGGCGTGCACGTGGGAGGACGCGACCTGGTCCGAGTTCGTCTCCACCTTCGACCCGGACGAGCGGTGTACCGGGCTCGACGCGGTCGTCTCCTGCAAGTGCGGCACCGTGCAGGGGCGCACCTGGCGCTACACGGGCGGCTACGCGGAGCTGATCCGCGAGATCACGGGCGGCTGAGGTGAACCACGAGGGGGACGCGGGCAGGATGAGCACCGTCGAGGTACGCAGCACGGTCCGGGCCGGCCGGCTGATCCGGCAGGAGCGGCTGGAAGACGACGGCCGCATCCAGAGCTGGGTGGTGGCCGGGGAGCACGGCGTGGTGGAGGCGCGCGGCGCGCGATCGGACGAGATCTACTACCTGGTGCACAGGCCGGCGCTAGCGGGTGAGTTCAGCGGCGGCCACAGCCTCCTCGTGCTGGTGGACGCTGCCGTCTTCCCGGAGGACCAATGCACGGTGCTCGAAGGGCCGTGCAACGTGATCCTGCTGACGGACCACGGGCCGCATGAGTGCAGCCGCTTCTGCGGCCCGGAGCCGTGGCCGGCCCTGGAGGAGCTGTACCGCAGGCACCTGGGCAGGCCGTGAACAGGCTCGCGGTCCCGCTCCCGGTGCCGGGCCAGGCGTGGCGGGGGAAGAAGCCGATCGAGGGGCGCATGATCCGCGTCACGGGCGTTGACGGGAAGTACGTCCGGTATGAGGTGCTGGCCGGCACGTGGGGCGGCAGGTCCCCCAGGCAGATCCAGCTCAGCACCCTCCGCAAGGACTACGAGCTTGTCCGCGAGGGCGGCGGCCCGGCCGTCAACGGATTCCCCCTGGACACTTACGAGGCCCAGGTCATCGCCAGCCTCCGGCGTATCTCGGAGAGGTGGCCGGGGACGCTGAAGGTCGTGATCATGAACGGCGAGCTTGCCGTCATGCGGGCGGGCAGCGAGCTGCGGACCGGGAACGTCATCGAGGTCATGAGGGGGGTGCGGGCAGAGTGAGCCGCCTGGTGCGGGCCGTACGGCAGGACGTGGCGGCCGAGGTGAAGATGCTGCTCGGCGGGGAGGACGGCCTCGTCGCGCTTCACCTGCTCTACGACGAGCCGGCCGCCATGGTCCTGCACTCGCCCCGGGAGCTGCCAGACCCCGCGTGGCAGCATCCCTGCGCGTACCTGGAAACGAGCTGCTGGTGCCTCAACAGCGTCGTCGGCGCCGAGCTGGCCGCGCTGATGCCGGCTGACGGCGGCCCGGACTGCGAGGCCACGTGGGCGGCGATGGAGCAGGTCTACCACCTGTACCTGGGGAGGCGAAGGTGAGCGACGAGGACGAGGAGTCTCAGGTCATCTACATCATCGACGAGATGGCGGAGCTGATGGACGGCGAGTGGGAGCCGCCGGAGGCAATCCGGGCCTGGTTCCAGAAGATCGTGCACGAGGGCCGTCATGAGTGACGCCCGGCCGCTGGTGCTGCTCGACGTGGACGGGGTGCTGAACCTCGCCCGCTTCCTGTCGTCCAGGCAGCGGGACAGGCTGCTGCACGGGCGGCCGTACGGGACCAACAAGAGCACGGAGCGGGGATGGGTGCACCGCTGGTCCGCAGAGCGGCACTACAGCAGCCGGATCGTGACGCACCCGAAGTACGGGGAGTGGCTGCGTCCCCTGGCGGAGCATGCCGAGCTGGCCTGGGCGACCACCTGGATGGCGGAGGCCAACTGGCACATCGGCCCGCTGCTCGGGCTGCCGGAGCTGCGCTACGCGCCCGCGCCGTACGGCAGCAAGGCGGTGCACGTCGTCGCCTGGACGCAGGGCCGCCCCTGGGCGTGGCTGGACGACCAGGCCGAAGAGCTGGACATGGCCTCGGCCCTGTCGAAGGGCAGGCCGCACTTGCCGGTGCTGGTGAACCGGGCGGACGGCCTGACAGAGGAGAACGTCAGCCAGGTGCACGACTGGCTGAAGAGCCTGTAATTCCGCCTAACCCCTTTGGCTTTATCAAGGAAAGCTGTATCCTGGGCGTGCAAGGGAAACGAGCGCCGAGGAGGCACCGATGCCAAGCCAGGTCATGGAGCTGAAGAGCGACAAGGGCACCGCCGAGATCGAGGCCGGGGGCAGCACGGTCTGCATGAGCCTTCCCCTCAGCTTCAAGAGCTGGAGCATCAGCGAGCTGCTCGCCGGCAACAGGACCCAGCCGGCCGTCGTCATCTCCGCCGACGGGGACTACTTCATCGGCGAGGTCACCGGAGTAGACGAGGACTGCGTCCTGACGGTGGAGCTGAGATGATGGAAGCCGCAGCAGCGCCGGTCCCCGTTCACGTCTCCGTAGCCGACGCGATGATCATGATGACCTGGGACAGCCAGGGACTCCCCGGCCAGTGGGACGTCCCCGTCTACCCGGCACACTGGCGGACGGTAGTTGCCATGATCCGGGAGGGCGACGTGATCGCCGTCGTCGCCGAAATGGACGGCCAGCCGGTGATCACGATCCCGGCCGTGGTCGTGGCGCTCAACGCGAGCGTCCCGTGCATCGAGGTGATCGCGTGACCCCCGGCACGGAGGACGGCAGTGAGGCCGTCGTGGTGCACGAGAGGTGCGGGTTCCCGGTCGTGCCAGACGAGGGCGGCAACTGGCACCACGTGAACCCGCTCGACGACGTGTTCTGCGACCTGCTGTTCAGCGGCGGGAGCATGCTCGACGCCCTGCTCGAAGGAGATGACTGACATGGCCGCACGCGATCTCGCAGACGACCCGGAAGACCTTGAGCCCGTTGCCAAGATCAGGTACGCCGAGGCGCTGATCCGCGCCGAGCACCGGGTCCTAGACGACGACTGGCTGTTCTGGGGCAACCTCGCCGATCACCTCAACGACATCGCGAACCTGCCGGAGAAGACCGGGCTCCGCGCGTCGGACTGGCGCGAGTTCAATCGCGCCCAGGACATGGCCACAGGACTCATCCGCATGGCCCGGGAGGACTGACATGCACGAGGTACTCGACTACACGGGCAAGCCGCTCGCCCTCGGCGACCACGTGGAGGCGTGGTCAGGCGGCCACAGGTTCACCGCCACGGTGACGGAGATCCTGCCGCGCGACCCGGGGTGCGGGAACCACAGCCACCTGGTCCTCGCGGCCGACGAGGGCGGCACGGAAGGCCGGCGGTGCTCCGACCAGGTGGTAGTGATCACGTGAGCGACTACAGCAGGGGCTACTCACCGAAGGCACTCGCCTGCACAGACAAGGACCACCAGGGCACCTGGGCAGTCATCGTGCGCAACGGCAACTACAGCGCGTTCAACGGCTACCGCTTCACGCCCAGCGACTACTCGCTGGTGAAGTGCCGGTCCTGCGGCGCGCACTGGCGCACCAGGGCGGGCTACGTGGCGACCCTGCCCGACGCGAGAGACGGCGAGGTATGAGCATGAGCCTCTGGGTATTCGGGCAGCGCGGAATGATCGTCGAGCACGACCCGGCGACGCGCGAGCCCCTCGACGGCGGCATCGTCACCGGGTGCACCGCCGTGCAGTTCACCATGAGCGGCATTACCGAGGTCATCGCCGACCAGATGCTGCCGGGCGCGCTCGCCGAGTTCTGGCCGGACGGCTGGGTCACCGACGGGTCGCACCGCTTCCGGCTGGTGCACGAGAACGGGGAGACATGAGCGACGGGGACGGCGTCACCAGCGCCGAGCGCAACATGCTGCGCGTAGTCGAACGGTACAGCGGCCCCGACGGCGCCCCGGTCACGTCAGGGGACGCCGCCCGGGGACTCGGCACCAGCCGCCAGGCAGTCTCGGCCATGGCCGCGACCCTGGAGCGGGCCGGCTACCTGGCCGTCACGCGGCTGCCCAAGGCGATCACCTACGCGGTCACCGCCCCGGGGCTCAGCTACCTGGGGGCGCACCAGTCGTCCTTCCTGCTGGTCGAAGTTGACGACCGGATGGCGGACGACGTCGCCTACTACCTGGCGCAGGGCGTCAACGGCGTCCAGGACGTCGCCGTGCACAACGAGGAGTACCCGCGCGGGTGCTGCTGCCAGCACTGCCCGCACAACGGAAACTGCCGGGACTAGCCGTGGACGAGGTAATGGAGTACGTCGAGGAACTACTGGCCGAGGCCGAGAGGCGGCTAGACCTGGCGGACGAGGCGCTGCGGCTGGCCGCGCTGGTCCCCGGGGGAGGCCGTGAGCGGAGCGGGCTCATGATGCAGGCAGCCCGGCAGCGCGTGATGGCGGAGGCGGCGGTGGACGAGGCGGCGCGGCTGCGAACCGCCGCCGCGATGCGGGAGGCGGGCGCCTATGGCCAGGGGTGACGGGCCGGCGTGCGACTTCTGCCACTCGGGGGCACTGTACCTGGTGACCCGGGACGTCCCGGATGCCCCGGCCGCGCACGCGTGCAGGCCGCACGTGAGCGTGGCGGCCGACAAGATCGCCGAGCGGGCAGGCGGCGGCTCGGTGACCGTCTACCTGCTGTCGGGGGGCAACTCCCTCGGCGACGGGGCGGCGCTGGTGAAGCACGTGCAGGAGATGGTACGCAGGCTCGGGGCGCACTCGGTGAAGGACCCGGAGCTTGCCCTCGCGATGGAAGGCGAACTGTACCGGGCGGTACTCGCGCTGATCGCCCAGGGGGCGCAGAACGCCGCCGGGCTGGCGGCTGCGGCGCTCCAGAGCCAGAACTACGAGATGGGAAGGGAAACTACATGACCGAGTCACCGACAGGGCAGGCGCAGCAGCAGGCGCAGGCGCCCGTGTCGTTCCGGCTGAGTATCTACTGGAAGCTGCTGAAGGGGCAGGCGGGCATTACCCGCAGGGACAGCAGGCGGCTGGCCCTGTCGGAGGTGCTCGACTTCCTGCTGACCCAGCTCTCCGGCGAGGAGGCCACGGTCCAGGACGACGGAGCCCGCACGGTCATCACGATCGACTGGAGGAAGGTGCCGATGGAGATCCGCGACCCGTTCAGCTTCGGGGTACGGCGTTGAACCCGGACGGCTTCTCACTGAGCATGTTCGAGGTGGACTGCGACGGCTCGGCCTGCGGCTCCGGCCCCGCCCCGGGGCTGCACGTGCACCCGCCCCAGGGCGGGTGGCCTGCCATCGGCCGGGTCACGGTACGCGACGGCCAGCGGGCCGGCTACAGCGGCGCGCAGGGCATCACCAGGCTGGTCATGCCCGGGGAGTACCCGTGAGCGGCGAGCCGAGGGCCAGGATCAGGCAGGGCCTGCGGGTGGTATACGCCGGGCAGCTCCACGGCGAGGTCCTCGCGGTGAACCCCGAGGCCTTCCGGGCGAGGCTGCGGCTCGACAACGGGACCACCGACTGGTTCAGGACGGACCTGATGGTCCCCGAGGGGGAGCACGACCCGCAGGAGGCGACCCCGGGCGTGTGGACGGACCGGGCCGGGTTCGTGTGGCTGGAGACCGAGCCGGGCAGCGGGCGGGTGTTCTGCTACGACGCCCCGGTGCGGCGGCGGATGGGCGACAAGTGGCCCACCCAGCCGCTGGGGGAGGCCGAGCGGGAGTTCGGCCCGATGGACCGCATGGCGCCGGAGCCGCGCGAGGCGCCGGAGGGGCAGTAACGCGAAGAGCATGGCTGCAATACAGGGTTTATTGGTATTGTCGCCGGAGGGACGGGCGCAGGCGATGCACCCGGGGAACAAGGGAGAAGCGGATGGCCGCTGACGTACGCAACAGGATGCACAAGTGTCCGGGACCTGAGTGCGAGGCCAAGCTCCCGGCGGCGAAGCTGATGTGCCCGCCGCACTGGGGACAGGTGCCGAAGCCACTCCAGGCCGAGGTCTACAGCGCCTGGGACCACGGCAAGGGCCGTGGCACCCTGCGGCACCTGCGGGCTGTGCGGGCGGCCGTCGAGGCGGTGACCCCCTGATGGAGGCGGAAGAGGCCGAGACGAGCCCGGAGGTGCTGGCTGACATCCTCAGCCTGGTGACGAACGTGATGATCCCGGCCGGGGTGATCGCCACCTGGACGGTGCGCGAGCGCGAGCAGGCCGTGAAGTGGGCTGCGGCCGAGCACCTGAGCGCCTCCGACAACGACGACGTGAAGCGGGCGCCGCAGCCGCCGTTCGTGGCGCGGGCCGCCGAGCTGGCCGCGAGCCCGGCCCTGGCGCAGCTCGCGGTCGAGGCGTGGACGCAGTACCGGGAGCAGGGGGAGTTCTCCTCCGGCTGGGAAGACGTCTACGAGATGGCCCAGGGTGCCGTCACCGGGCTGCTGGTGCTGCTCGGCGGCAGGCAGCCCTCTGCTGCCACGGCATGGCAGCAGAAGGCGCTCAGCGCCCTCGCGCAGCATCCCGGCGGCCTGGCCTCAGCCGACCTGATGGCGCTGTCCGGCCAGCACGGGCCGTCCAGGGAGGCGCTCCACGCCTGGCTCAGGGACGGCGAGGCCAGCGGGACGCTGGAGCACTACGGCTACGCGACGTGGAAGCTGAGCGGGCCGGCGCTCTCCAGGGGAGCGGGCAGGCCATGAACCCGGTCAGCGCGGAGAGGGACCTCGGCGACTACACGATCGGCGAGGTGCTGGCGGACATCAGGGGCTCCGATCCCGCGCTGGTGCTGACCGGGGGCGGCAGCCTTCTCGCCTACATCGGGGCGGCGGTGCTGGAGCGGCTTGGCCTGAAGCCGGAGGGTATGGCCGAGGTCACCGCCACGATCGACAGCGTCACCGAGATCACGATCCGGTGGCTCAGGGAGTGAGTAAGACGTGGCGGCAAGTGACACTAGGAGACGTCACCGACCTGGCCGCCTGCGGGGCTGCGATGGCCGCTGCGGTACTCACTGTCCAGCCGGACGGCTTCAAGGGGGCCCGTGAGGCTGCCGGGGACGTCGTAAAGCGGATCAGGAAGCGCGGGAAGAAAGGCACGCCGTGAGTGAGGTGAAGGGCCGCATGCTGCTGACCGCCGTCACCAGGACGCTCCAGCTCGCGGTGGCGCTGGCGGCGCTGGACGTGGTGGCCGGCGCGTTCCTCGGCATCGACCTGTCGTCCGTCGTGGTGCCCGTGATGCGGGCGCTGTGGGCGGTGCTGGTCACGCAGGGGACGGTGTTCCTCGCCTGGAACGCCGTCTCCGGCGCGGCGGCCGTGCGCGGGGACGCCGTGGAGCGCCGGTACCAGGAGGACACCGCTCAGCTTGAGCGGCACATGCGCGCTGAGCGGGTGCACCCGGCGTACGTGGCGATGCGGCGGGCGGCGATGGCGGGCACGTACAGCGTGAACGGGGTGCGCCAGGAAAGCGCTCACCTCAGCGGCCCCGGCTCTCTTTCCAGCGCGGGCGGGCGCACGCTCCCGGCCGGGCTGGCTGCGCCGGGCCGTATCTCGAAGTCGGGGTGCGACTGGTGCGGGGTCCCGCTGGACGTCGCCTGGTGCGTTACCTGGACGCCCTACCTCTGCCCTCCCTGTCGTGAACAGGAAATCCTCTCGTGGACCCACGAGCAGGTTTAACACTTCATCCCGTCAGAAGCAGATAACAGCGAAGATCTTCCGGAGGAAACATGACTATGCAGGAAGTTGAGATCATCGAAGTGCCCGAGGGCCACGGCCTCATGAGCACGATGCGGGCCGACGCCGGGGACGTCCGGCACATGTGGGACAAGAACAACGCGGACGAGGTAGAGGCGGCCAGGGTGCTGTTCGACAAGCTCACCGGGGGCGGCGGCCACATCGCCTACCGGGCCGTCGGCAAGCGCGGCTCGCAGGGCGAGGTCATCCGCGCATTCGACCCGGAAGCTGAGCGGATCATCCTCGTCAAGCAGCTCGGCGGCGGCTGAGCGTGCCAGCGCGCTGGCTAGCCACGGACGACCTTGAGCGCCTGGCAGGCGAGCAGGAGGCGAAGCGCGAGGCATTCGAAGCCGGGGCATCCTGGTGGACCGCCTGGAACAGCGGTTACAGCATGAACCTCAGCACCACGACATCGAGCACCATGGGCATCGAGCCGACATGGGGCGCGTGGAACGTCACCTTCACGAGCACCACCGGCAGCACGGTGCTCTACGACGCTAGCTCGAACAACGCGATGATCCCGGGTACCACTCCCCAGTGGACGTACTGGAACACGGACTACCAGGAGACCGAGGACCAGCGCGCCGAGCGGGAGCGCCTCCAGGCGGAGCGCGAGGCGGACTGGCGCCGCCGTCACGAGGAGCAGCAGCGGGAGCGCGACACCGCGCGGGCACGGGCCGAGGAGCTGCTGCGGTCACTGCTCAGCGACGACCAGTGGGCCAGCTACCAGGAGAACGGCTGGTTCGAAGTCAGGGGATCGTCCGGGCGCAGGTGGCGGATCAGGAACCGTGGCCAGTCCGGCAACGTGGACCTCATGCCCGAGATCGGCGAGGAGCGCGAAGCCACCTACTGCGCCCACCCGCCGGGCGGCCTGCCCGACGCGGACGCGCACGCCGCGCAGATGCTCGCGCTGGTCACCGACGAGGAGGCGTTCACGCGCGTCGCGAACGTCCACTACCGGAACCCTGCGAGAGAGGCGGAGCGGGCCGAGAGGCTTCGCGCTACCCAGCACGAGCGCGTCCACGTGGGCCGCGAGCCCTGGGGCGAAGTGCGGCCGGCCGCCTGAGGTGCCCGGGGGAAATCCTTCCGCAAATACAGCATTTATTGATAAGCTCACGGTCATGGGCACCACTGAGAACTCCGTTGCCGCCAGGGCGACCGTATGGCGCAAGAAGCCAGTCTCCGTCCGGATGATCCGCTGGACCGGGAACAACCTGGAGGCAGTCCAGGCGTTCACCAGCCACTTCCGCCTCCCCTACGCCGAGGAGCTGGCAGAGGACCCGGCGATGACAGCGGCCGTCTACGACGTGCTGCACCGCACCTGGGTGCACGTCTACGCCGGCCACTGGGTCGTCCAGGGCGTCCAGGGCGAGAACTACCCCATCGACGACGACGTCCTGCACGCCACCTACGACTGCCTCGGCTTCGAGTAGCCCCCGCGCGCGTTAGACGCCCGGCGCGACTGATCCCGGAAGGACAAACGGCGATGCACGGGACATTCCCTAGCAATCGCCCCGGCAAGGAGAGAGGCGGAGGGCATGGACTACAGGCACGCGGACAACCCGGTGCCGTTCTCGTCTTACCCGGACGAGGCGCACCGGGCGGCGCTCCACAGCCACGTGCACATCGGCCTCACGGGCGAACACGCCCACGTTCATACCCACGGCGACATGGAGCACGGCGGAATCGAGCACTCCCATATGCACGTGCACGCGGGTACCGAGGGCAATGAGGAGGAAGAACAGTGATCAAGCGGATTCCCAGGCGCAAGCAGGTGCGGGACCTGCGCGAGGGTGACCGGGTGCGCCTGTACGGCACCATCGTGGACATCATCGGCACCCCGGGCCCGGGAGCTTCTCCTCACGGCACCGTCAGGCCGGCCCTGATCCCCGGGTGGGTGTACGTGCCAATGGTGTGGGACGGCATCAGGTGCGCGCCGCCTGAGCAGGGCGAGTACTACGCGGAGATGGCGTTCCCCGGTGAGGAGGCCCCCGAGGTCACCCCGGAGGACAGGGTCACCGAGCCGATCTACGCGCCCACCCTGGAAATGGACGTCCTCGCAGGATGGCGGAACAGCCTCGCCCAGGCGAGCGACTGGAAGTGCGCCCGGTGCGGGCAGTCCATCGAGGGACTCAGCACCGGGCACTACTTCGGCGCATGCCTGCTCACCGGGCAGGAGGGGGAGTTCCACTACTGCTGCCCCGGTAGCTGCGAGCTGCACGAGAGGAGAGCCTGATGGGACGGAACTGGAGCCTGTTCAGCGGCATCGACATCGGCGCTGACGGCGACCCCTACATCGACCGGCTGCGCCTCCTGGAGACCCCCTGGCTGTCGGTGTACCTGCACCACATCCACCGGGAGGACCAGGAGGCGGACCCGCACGATCACCCGTGGGCGTTCGCCTCGCTGGTGCTGTGCGGCTCTTACCGGGAGGTCGTGTGGCCTGACAAGGCTGACGACGGCTACCGCTACTCCAGGGCGCGCAGCCGCTGGACGGCGCGCAGGACCCCGAGGCGCGCCGCCCACATGATCACCGGGGTGACGGGACCCCTGTGGACCCTGGTGGTCACCGGCCGGGACCACGGCGAGTGGGGCTTCTACCGGCGGGGTGAGTACTCCCCCTGGCGCGAGTACCTCGGGGAGTCCTACGCCAGCGAGTTCGAGCAGCGCAAGGCAGCGGGGAGATCGCAGGCCGGTGGCGAGTGACGCAGAGCGCCCCACGGAGCCGCTCAGGAGGGCCACCAGGCCCCTGGAGCAGGTTCCCGGGGGTAATGACCCCGGCTGGGAGTGCGGGCGCTGCAAAGGGCCCGTGGAAGAGTTCAGCCAGGGCCACTACATGAGCCTGTGCCGCCTCACGATGACGGATCGGGGATTTCACTTCTGCTGCCCGGGCCACGTGCTCGGCTGCGAGCTGCAAGCCCCCTGACGGGTGCCGGGTAAGGGCACGCGCCAGGACATCAGTAAACAACAAGGAACACAGCGGAACAGGAAGAAGGATTCAGCCACAATGTTCAGCCAGTGGGAAGATATCACGCCCGCCACCGCCCGCGAGGCACTGAAGACGGCCAGGTGCGGCAGGAACCCGTCCCCGACGGTCGTCCAGCGCTACTCGCGCGACATGCAGGCCGGACGGTGGGTGAAGAGCCCCGAGCCCGTCATCTACGACGGGGAGGACACCGGCATCCCCGTGCTGCGCGACGGGCAGCAGCGCTCCCTCGCGATCATCGACGCGGCCATGAGGCTCACCGAGGCAGGGAAGATCACCCACCCCGACGACTTCAGCCTGATGTTGTGGGTGACGAGGGGAACCACGGAGGAGATCGACGCGGCGTTCCCCTACATCAACATCGGCAAGCCCAGGACCGGCAACGACTACCTGGCCATGAGCGGGCGCAAGGACCCCACCCTGCTCTACACCGTCGGCCGCCGGATCGTGCTGTGGCAGGCGGAGCGCATCACCGGCAACAGCTACAAGCCCACCCGCGCCGAGGTCCTCGCCGTCCTGGAGCCGCAGGAGGGCGAGGACCCGCAGGCGGAGGCGGAGCGCGTCGCCTACGTCGAGGCGGCCACCGGGTTCGCCGCCAACTGGAAGATCAAGCCCCCCGTCGTGCCCGCCGGGGTGGCGGGCTTCCTGTGGTGGCTCCTCGGCCAGAAGAGCCCGGAGCAGCGCGACGTGTTCCTGGAGTACCTGCGCAGCGGCAGCGGCCTGACCGACGAGGTACCCGGCCGCCAGCACCCGCTTCCGCTGCTCCGCTCCCGGCTCGCCCGGGACCAGTACGAGGCCCAGCGGCACGGCACCAGGGTCAAGCAGGAGACGGTGCTGTTCCTGTGCCTGCGCGCCTGGAACGCCTGGCGCAAGGGCGAGGACCCCTCCAAGCTCCAGATGCCCAAGAGGCTCGGCGACAGCAGCTTCAAGGCGCCCCGCTAGCGTTATGAGCGCGCGCCCCTTTCAAGAGGGGGAGGGGCGCGCTGCGGGGCCTCGCGGACGCCATTCCGGGGCCCCGCTCCACTTTCGGGGCAAGCAGGGAACAGAGAGGGCCGTCACATGAAGGCGAGGAATGGCGCGCGCCACTGGCGCGCCGGCGCACCGCGCCAGGCGGCGCGGTGCAGGGGGCGGCGCAGGTGAGCCGCGCCGGCCCACGGGCGGCGCAGTGGCGCAAGCAGGCCGTGCCGATCTGGCGCGCGCCAGGCGCGGTGGCGTGCCGGGGCGAGGACACGGGCCTGTTCTACAAGGCCGAGCAGGAGCGCCCCGAGGCGCGCCAGGCACGCGCCGAGAAGGCGAAGGGGCTGTGCGCCGGGTGCTGCGCCAGGACTGAGTGCCTGGAGGCGGCGATGGCCGAGGAGCAGCCGGGCGGCGGCCGGTACGGCATCAGGGGCGGCCTCACTGAGGAGGAGCGCAAGGACCTCCAGGTGAGCCGCACCCTGAGGGCGAGGAACGAGCGCAAGCGGACGGAAAAGGCAGCGGAGGAGGCTGCCTAAACACTTCCCCGAATACAAGGTTTATTGATAACGTCTGAAGGGCGGTCCACACGGGCCGCCCTTCAGACATGAGGAGAGCCGATGCCCGAGCAGCCGGATACTGACTACATCACCCGCGAGGCACCCCGGCCAGGCGCGATCCCCGTGCACGTCAAGGGAGACCTCCTCGACCTCACGATAATCCCCAGCCCTCGCCTCGCGACGGCCGCCGTGCACCTCTCCGGTCCAGGCGCGGACGAGGCAAGAGCGCACTGGGAGAAGGACGGCTGGCACATCGACTGGCCGGAGATCCCGCCCGCCGTCATCTCGGGCAGGGGCGTCACCGTCGTCCAGGGCGGCCGGGGCGGCGTGACAGTGGCCGGCGGCGATGTCTACGTCAGCGGCCGTGGCCGGAGCGTCCACGTCCGGGGCGGGAGCGGCGTGACCATCGGGAACGGCAACGTGCAGTTCAGCAGCTTCGGCTCGGGGGGCAGCTTCAGCGTCGTCAACGTCGGCGGGGGCGTGGTGATCGGGGACGGCGAGGCCGGGGAGATGCCCACGGCGGTCCTTTACGTGCCCGCAGACTCCCAGGTTCACGCCCTCGTCGAGGACGGCGAGATCACCGCATCCGGGGCGGCCGGAGCCGGCCTGACGCTGCTCGCCTACCAGGGGCACAACGCCAACGTCACCGCCCACTGCCCGCTAGGGCACCTCGCCTCCCAGTCGCACAACGGCAACCTGTACGCCGACGGGCCGACCGGGAGCGTCCAGGTCTCCACCCACAACGGCCACACGACGATCGCCCAGGCCCTGGGGCAGACCACCGTCCAGTCGCACAACGGCGGCGTCGAGGTCCACGCGATGGACTCGGTAATGATCCAGGCGGTCACCCACAACGGCAGCGTGGACGTCACCGCCGAGCCGGGGGCGACTCCCATGGTGCAGGCCAGCTCCTACAACGGAAGGGTCCGCAAGCCGTGAGCGCCGCCAGGACGGTGAAGCAGTGTGACAACGCCAGCGTCGGCGTGCTGATCGAGCAGAAGGGCCGCTGGCTGCTCACCTGGCGGGCCAACTTCCCCGTGGGCGTCGCCCCGGTGGCCGGGCACGTCTTCGACGACCACAAGGACTACCAGGACGCGGCCCGCGCCGAGGTGACCGAGGAGACGGGCCTGGCCGTCGAGGAGCTGCACCCCACCGGGGTCGGCGGCTGGCGGCCCAACAGGTGCCGCCGCGAGCCCGGCGCGAAGGGCACCGGGCACCTGTGGGAGGTCTTCACCGCCACGGTGAGCGGCGACCTGAAGCCGTCGGAGCGCGAGGTCACGAGGGCGCGCTGGCTGCGCAGGCCGGAGATCCAGCTCCTGGCCAACCGAACCATGCTGTACGCCCAGGCCAGGATCGGCGAGAGCGACTTCGGCGAGTACCCGGGAATCGAGCCCGTGTGGGTCAGCTTCCTGGCGGCCCTGGACGTCATCAGCGTGAGGGTCGCGGACCTGGAGCTGATCGAGCGGCTCGCAGGTTCCTGAATGCCGTTGCCAGTTATCAAGAAAACCTGTAATGTCAGTTCTGCAAGGGACGAGCGCTACAGGAGGACCTGAGATGGCTTACCAGATGGTACGAGACGGAGACTACGAGGGCACCGACCTGCCCGTGTTCAAGGTCTTCGACGCGGACGAGTACAACGACACCAGCGTGAAGCACCCGCGCCCCATCGGCGAGGTCTGGGGCACCGGGGTACGCGGCGTAACCGGGCGGTTCGTCCCCACGGGCGTCCGGTGGGAGATTGCCGGCCGCATGACCCTTGATGACTCCAACCTACTGCCGGCCGGCGCCTACGCAGACGCGGCACGGGCCATGATCGCAGCGCACGAGGGAATCTGATGATCTACAGGCTGATCGCCGTCACGGCCGACGGGACCGGCTACGACCACTCGTGGGGCGACTCCTACGAGGTGGAGGCCGCCAGCTACCTCGCGGCCGAGGCGGACGTCCTCGGCCGCGAGGGAACTGAGGGCACCCAGCCCTACACCCGGATCGTGAAGGGCTGGGTGAAGGAGGGCTGGCGCTGGACCCAGCTCCCTGCCTGCGAGTGCTGCGGGAACGCCATCGCCATGACCCAGTGGGCGGGCACCGGCCAGATGATCTGCTGGACGTGCTGCGAGGTCAAGCAGGCGGGGAGCCCCGGGTGAGTACTAGCCTGATCAGCCCCGAGATCATGAAGGCCCACCGTGCCGCCTGGTACGTGTGGGCCGGGGGCGTGAAGATCCGCCACCAGGCGACGATGCGCGGGTTCTGGGGTTACGACGTCACCTGCTCATGCGGCGAGTTCGACAGCCGCACGGGCGGGGCAACGCGCAGCTACGTCTCGAACGAGCTGTGGTTCCACAGATACCAGGCGCAGGAAGCCGCTGCTCCGTCACCATTCCCTGGTGACGAAGAAGAGTCCGCCGCGCTGCCCGCTGTGCCAGAAGTCCTTTAAAGGGTGGATTAGCACCACTTTGCACTTTTACCTCATTCACTACTACGAGTACCAGGTCAGCGGAAAGGAGGGACTGAGGGAAGATGCCACGACTCGCAGGCCCGTTCGAGCGGAACGGGGTGAAGCCCCGGATCCTGGACGTGTCCCGCGTCGCCAGGACTGAGGGCACGCGGGAGGTTGTCGCCTACCTGTCGCAGAACGGCTGCCTGGGCGACGGCCTTGACTGGGATTCCATGACTGACGCAGTGCGCGAGAACTGGGTCAAGTCGATCACCGAGGTATTCACCGGGCGCAGCCGGGAGGCGGCGAAGGCGGCGCTCGCTGAGCTGGCCGAGGAGGAGGAGCTGGCTCTGCTCCTGGAGTGCCGGCGTTGCGGGGCCGACGAGGAAGAGCCGTGCCGGGACCTGCGGCGCAACGTCATCACCCACACCAGGCACCCGCACGCCGAGCGCATGAGCGACATGGAGGCAGACTGATGGCAAGGGAGTTCAAGGGGCTCAGGCCCGGCGAGAAGTACGAGGGCGTCCGGTACGAGGACCTGACAGACGAGCAGCGGCAGATGCTCGGCACGATGGCCGTCGGGGCTACGGCTGCGGGCAACGTCTCGATGGCGGCCACGCCGCACGACCCGGCGTTCTGGATGCTCCTCGACGACTTCACGACCACCCCGGTCGTGCACCTCGACGGCTGCTACATCTGCGAAGACCCCGAGTACGCCCAGATGGGCATGCCGCTGTGCTACCCGTGTCCCAACTGCCTGCGCAACGGCACCGGCATGGGGCACATCGCCGCCGACGACACCAAGTGCGACGAGTGCGGCTACGAGCACGGCCCCGACGACTACAACGAAGAGGGCCTGATCACCGGGATTCCCCGGGAGAAGGCCCTGTCCATCAAGGAAGCCCGGCACCCGCGCCGGTAAGCCTGGTCCTCCTCCAGGGCGGGGGCCGCACGGGTGATCCCGTGCGGCCCTTCGCATTTCCCCTATGCCAATACAGCTTTCCTTGATAAGCTCCTCTTGCAAGGAACACTAGCGAGGAGAACCTGATGACGCAGACCATGGGGCCCGCCGAGTTCGATGCCGCCGAGCTGGGCCTGATGCAGGAGCTGGCCAAGTGCGAAGCCGAGCTGGACCAGGTTATCGCCGCCGCCCACCGCCAGGCCGGAGACACCCGGAGCTACAGCGGGTGGGGCCGCAACCGGGTAGTGAGCTGGCAGCTCACCGACGACGAGGCCATACAGCGGTCCGGTGCAGCCGAGCGGGTTGCAAACGCCAGTTACCGGATCTCCAGCTTCCGGACTCACATCGATGACATGGAAGCCGTTTACCGCGCCGCCCCCTGGACCCGCTGGTACCCGTGCCTCAACGCCGACGGGCACATCCACTCCGACGACCGGGCCTGCCCCACCCTGCACCGCAACAGCCAGCAGACCCTGATGGGCTGGGAGACGCGCCTGTCCGGCCAGCCGGTCGAGGTCGTCATCGCGGACCTCGGCCCGCGCCTGTGCAGCGTGTGCTTCCCCGGTGCCCCCGCTGAGCACTGCCAGTCGCTCAGCGATATCACCCGTGCCGACCGGGATGCCGCAAGGGCAGCGAAGAACGCCGCCCGGGACGCCGCCCTCGCCGTCAAGAACCTGACCGGGCCGTTCATCACCCACGACGGCGACCGGATCACCACCGTGGCCGCCCTCAAGGCCGTCGTGCGCAAGCCGGCCGAGACCGTCGTCGAGATCGAGTACTACAAGACCAGCGAGGATGCCAGCGAGGCGTACAAGGACATGCCCGAGCGGCTGGCCGAGTACATCGCCCGCGCCGAGGCCCGGCTGGAGGGCGAGAAGGCCGACATGAACCGGGCCTGCGAGATCCTGGCCGCCCGCGAGGCCGCCGCCCCCGGCAGCGGCTGGAGCCAGGCGGACATCGACAAGGCGGTCGCCGCCGCCGTCAAGCGCACCCGCAAGGCCTACTTCGGCTAGGCCAGGAGGCCCGGCTCCCCACCCGGGGCCGGGCCTCCTGCTCATTACGTAGTCAATATCAAGAAAACCTGTATCATGAGAGGGATCATGAGCGACCACTACCACCACGCCAGCGAAGTCCAGGGCGCAGCCGACGACCACCACAGTCACAGCGCGCGTGACATCGGCGCGGCCGAGGAGCACGACCTGAACATGCTCGAACGGCGCGTCCAGACCCTGGAGCAGGACGTCAACGCGCTGGAGCGGGACAAGGCAGCCCGGGACCGGAGAATCTCTGACCTCCAGGGCGACGTGCTCACCGCCAGCAGCTCAATCGCCCAGCTCCAGGGCCGGCTACTCGAAGTAGCCGATCAGTTCAACAGCTTCGTAAGACTCGTCGAGAACGCTATCAATCAAGGGAGTCTCTAATGCCAGGATGGATTCCGCGCTGGCACCCGTTCGTGTGGGCGTTCGTCATCATCATGATCTACATGATCTGGACGGACCCGGCCACCTGGGGCCACAAGGCCGCCGGCCTACTTCACCTGATCCCCGAGGCGGCCAACCGCGTCGGGATCTTCGCCCAGAACCTGTAGCCGTGACGACGAGCAGTGCCGCCAGGCACCGCGCTCCCGCGCGCACCCTCGGCCGCTGGGCGCTGCCCGGGGTACTCGCGTTCTTCGCCTGGCTGGCGGAGAACACCCCCGGCGGCGTGCTGGGCTTCGCCGGCCTGATCGCCACCGGGCTACTGGTCAGCCTCTTCTACCCGCTGGTCGTCCTCATGGCGATCGAGGCCCCGGGCGGCCTGGTGCCGTGCTCCTGGCGCACCTGGTGGCGCAGGGGCCAGGAACGCCGCCCGGCTATCAGCAAGCGGCTGCGGAGGATCGTCTACGCGGCCGACAGGCACATGTGCTGCCTGTCGTGGTGCCGCAGCAGCGCCGACCTCAACCTCGACCACGTGCGCCCCTGGTCGCTCGGCGGGCGCACGTCGTTCTGGAACTTCTGCACCCTGTGCGGCCACCATAACCGGGTGAAGTCGAATTACTGGGCATTCAAGGGCGGGCGCTATACCTACCGCCCGTTCGAGGGTTACGGCAATGCCCGCGAGGCTGCCGCGATCCTCGCCTTCGAGCTGCGGTACCGCCGGAGCCTCTGGCGGTTCATCCGCGCGGCGATCTCCCTGTAGCAGGTAACGACTGAGGCGCTTAACGCGCTTTAGGCAGGCGAGAGTGCTTCTGTGACGCTATGGTCTTTCTTGCCATTAATGGACTAAGGAAGGAACTGCATGAAGCTGAACCGCAGGGGCATTCTGGGCCTCGCGGCACTGGCGCTTGCCGTAGCGGCCGGAGGCACTGCCTTCGCCGCTACGAGCCAGCCTGGCGCCGCCCACGTCCAGTACGCGAAGGGCGTAGCCAACGGAGCTGGTGCTTCAGCCGCCTACAACGCCGGGACCTGGACGCTCGACTCAGGTCACGGTACCGGCGGCAGCGCCCAGGTTGACCTCGTGAAGCCTGGTACGGCCACGATCGCGCCGACGTTCACCGCCGACCACGAGGGCGCTGGCAACCCGCGCTGGGTCATCGAGTTCCACAACGGCGACTACATCTTCGGGTACCCCGCCTCCGGAGCGGGCCAGGGCGTCTCCACCTGGACGCTGGAGCCCAGCGGTAAGGCCGAGGCGAGCTACGCTGCGGCGCTGGCCGACGCTCAGGCCGGCGGCTCTGACGACCAGGTGACGGCCGCCTTCATCGTGAACGACACCGGGACCACGGACACCACGGTCAACCTCACCGACGTGACGTATAACGGCAACGAAGTCGTTCCGCAGCCCGTGATCCCGTACGTCTACGCCGGCCACGTCGTGAACGTCACCTCGCACACGGCCGTAGTCGGCTGGTCGGAGTCGGCCAAGGGCTGGCCGTCGGACAACCACTGCGTCGAGGTCTACATGTACGGGTTCGACACCCCGGCGGGCACCGCCCACGTGGGCTTCACCTGCGACAACGGCAACCGCGCGGCTGACCTCGGGTACATGACGAACCTGCCGGCGGGCCACAGCGTCTCGCTGTTCATCCGCCCGGCGGTCGGCACCTACGCCAGCCACCACCCGATCGCGGGCACGGACGCCAAGGCGCACGTCTACGTCGTGACCCCGTAGTACCGCCGCATCGCCGAGGGCCCGGGTCAACGGCGACCCGGGCCCTCGTGCTTGGCAAACCCCTTGTGGCAATACAGCTTTTCTTGATAAACTCCTCGTGCAAGGGATGAAGCACCGAGGAGGAACTGATGAGCCGGAGCCAGAAGACATTCGTCGCCTACACCGCCGCCGGCGACGAGGCGACCTTCCAGACGGCCAGCGACAAGTACGACTACGCTGGCCTCGTCAACCCGCTCGACGGCAGCGGCCAGTGGCGCGTCGTCGCCCTCGGCTACTCGTACGAGTCGGTGACCAGGCGGACCAGGGATGCCGCCCGCCGGATTCTCGCCCCCAACTACAGCGACGATTGGGGCATCCGCGCCTACTCGTGCACGGCGCAGGCGTGGGAGGTCAGCGCCCCGGTTATCGGCGCTTACTTCGGCCACCACCGGCTCCGCGTCACGGCGGTCTTCCTCGACGGCAGGTGGCAGGAAGTCAACTACCATGCCGGGCGCTCGCTCCTGCGCACGCTGGCGAAGGAGGGAGTCGAAGCGGTCCAGGTACGCGGAACGGGCAGCCGGCACTGCCTGAGCGAGCGCCAGGGCCTCCACGAGGCCGACTTCCAGATGACCGAGCTGCTCAAGTCGATGAACACCAGGAGGAGGACCGCGTAATGGAGCGCATCAGGCAGGACCGGACGGCGAGCACCCTGCTCGCCGTCCTCGGTGAAAGAGGCGCGATCACCCTGGAGGCCTGGGAGTCCGCCGGCCGCCAGGGCGGAGTCATCGGCCTCCACTACGCCGCGCCCATGTACGAGGGACAGGAGGGCACTGAATGCGACCTGCTGCCCCAGGGGTTCTGCTACCTGGACTCCTCGCACTCACACGGGGCGCAGGCCGCCCCGCTGGTCCTATCCGGGGACGAAGAGGCCGCCTGGGCGGTCGCCGAAGAGTGGTACCGCTCGCACATCGAGGGAGCCGGCGAATGACTGACATCAGCGACCTGCCGCTGCCCTACTACCTGGACCGCAGCCGCAAGGGGCCCGTGACGATCACCGCGATCGGCGAGAACCGGCTGGTGCTGTCCGGGCGGAGCAACTACGGCACGCCGTGCCAGGACTGGGCCGACCGCTTGGCGCCCATGACCGACGAGGAGTTCACGAACGAGGCGGCCGAAGCCGTCTACTGGTCCGCCTGGGCGGACAACAACCCCACGTCGGACTACCACTGGCAGGCCAGCGCCTGCTACTACGAGGCTCAGCGCCGGGGAGACCCGGGCCTGTACCAGCGGGCCTACGACCAGGCGAAGAGGCACGCCGGGCTGTAACGGGCCGCAGCGGGCTATAGTGGCCCGCAGAGGCACAAACGGCTCCCCGGTTAGTAGTGCCCTCTTCACGGAGACTGAGGCCGCCGGGATCCCGGCGGCCTCAGGCGTCTTACAGGGCCAGCAGCGGTGCCATCTCGGCCAGCTCGCCGGCCGCCCCGGCTCCGGCGGCCTCACCGCCGCCGCCGCTGATCATGCTCCTGATGCCCTGCCCCTCCAGCATGTGCCCGGCCAGGCCGGTGCCGCCGCCCGAGGATGAGCCGCCGTCACCGCCGCCGCTCGCCGGGCCGTTGCCCATCACCGAGTCGGTCAGGTCCGCCTCGCGCAGGTAACGGGCCACCACCTTGCGGCCCAGCCGCTCGCACTCAGCCTGCGGCAGCCCCGGGTTCGCCTGGGCGATCATCGCGGTCGCCCGCAGCACCCGCGAGCGCACCGGGTCCCTGCTGGCCGTCGAGGATACCCCCGGGCTGCTGGTCGGCTGGCCGACGGGGGCGGTGCCGCCGCCGCCCTGGGTCCCGGCGGGGAGGCTCGGCGCCAGCCCGGCCGACCCGCCGCCCGGCACCCCCATGTCAACCGAGCCGTCCCCGGTACCTGTGTCCGGCGGCGTGTACGGGCTCATCATCATCGAACCCGGGTCAGCGTCCGCCCGCCTGCGCAGCGAGCCCGTCGCCTGGGCCACCTGGCCCGGCACCTCCGGCCGCACCTGGGTCACCTGCGGGTCCGGGCCACCGGGAGCGCCCGCCGGCACCTCGGAGTAGCCGCCGGAGAAATCAGGCCCCTCGGTATGACTGTCGGCCCGCTCCGGCCCCGTCCCGTAGCCGCCGCCGTTCAGCAGCGGCTCCAGCGGGGTCACCGGGTCCACGCCCTCGGCAAGGGCCTCGCGGTACAGGTCGTAGCGGCGCCGGGCAATCGCCATCAGGTCGCCCAGGTACAGGTCGTTGCGCGCCGCGATGGCCACGAGCGACTCCTCGGCCAGTGACGCCCGGTGCCCGAACTCGTCCTCGCTGCGGGAGGCGAGCAGGAACGGCATCACGCTCTCCAGCTCGGCGTCTGCCCTGGCAAGGGCAGCCTCCCTGGTGAAGTGCTCGTGGTCGCCGGAGGCGTCCTCCCACAGGTCGTCGTCCATCACCGTGCTCCCATCTGAGCGAGTCCTGCCTCTACGCGCCTGCGGAAGGCCGCCAGGCGGTCGTTGCCGCGCGGGTCCCCCCGGTAGGCGTCCCGGTTCGTGTAGCCGCTCTGGTCGGCGCTGTTAGGCGCGACGGGGGCAAGCTGGGCGTTCTCCGGGTGCATCCCCGAGAAGGTCTGCACCGTCGGCCCGTCCGGCTGCGGCGGCTGCTGCGGCTGGCCCATGACGTCGTCGGGGACGACGGGGCCGCCGGGCAGCGGCGGCGCTCCCTGGTACGGCGGGGCACCGCCAGCGGCGGCCGGGTCGGACAGGCCGCCCATCGGCGGCGGCGCGCCCGGCCCGTTCAGCGGGGTCGAGCCCATCGGGTCCGGGGAGGTGCCCGGCCCGTCGGTGACCAGGTCCGTGCTGGTGCCCGCCTGGCGCACCAGGTAGGCGCCCCGGCACTTCGCCCCGGTCCTGGCCGCGTGCTTGTGACTGAACGAGGCGTGCAGCCCCAGGCGCCTGGCCAGGTCAGGATGACGGTAGGCCTGCTCGCCGTGAGCTGCCGCCCATGCCTGCTGCACCACGGGCGCGCTGTCGGTCATCCCCGCGTACAGGCCCGCCTCGAACCGGGCCGAGCCCTTCCCCGCCAGCCGCGAGGTAGGCCGCCACTTGCTGGCGAACAGGTAGCCCTTGCGGAACTCCGGGTCGCGCATCAGCGCGTCGGGGGCGAACGAGGCCGACACGCGGCGTAGCGACGCGGTACGCGACGCGCGTGCCACCTGGAAGGCCCGCTGAGCCTCCTGGGCGTTGGCGCCCTGCCCGGAGTCGCCGCCCATCGAGCGCGGCACGTCCTGCGGCCCTGCGGGGGCCTGGGAGCCCCCGTAGCCCTGGGCGTAGCCCTTGACGTACGGCGAGACCCCCGAGCTGTTGTCGGCGAACAGGGGCCGCTCCCCGGCAGCCAGGTCCGACTGCCCGGCACTCAGGCCGGCCTGGAAGTCCCCGCCGGCCTCGTTCTGCGACCAGGGGTCCGGGGAGGTAGCCGCCGAGTTGAACGGCGGGGTGATGTCGTCGGTGGTGGCGTGCGGCTGGCTCCAGGTATCGGCCTGGCGGCGCAGCGACGCGGTGGCCTGACCCTGGTCGTCCGCCCGGTACAGCGCGGAGGAGTCGGAGTTCATCCGCCGGCCCTGGGCGTAGGCGGCGAGGTACTGCGGGTGCAGGTCGCCGCGCCCGGTGTGCCGCTCGTACTCCGAGCGGCTCATCGCCGCCCGGCCGACGGCGCCGTGCATCAGCCCGGCCGTCTCGTTCCACGCGGACAGGTAGCGGCCGTGCTGGATGGCGCTGTGCGGGAACTTCTGCTTGTGCTGCGGGTGCTCCCCCCGGGTGGCCGCCGCCTTACCGAGCGCCTCGGCGTCTCCGGCCGCCAGCCCGGACGCTGCCGTGCGCGGCTGCGGTCCGTCCGGCCCGGTGGACCACTCCTGGCGGAACGTGGAGCTGGGCGAGTTATCGCCCAGCGGGAACGCCACGCCCACCGGCAGCTCGTCGTCCTCGGGCACCGGCTGGTTGTTCGGGTCGGTGTGCTGCTCGACCTGCGGCAGCCCCGAGGCGGCCTGCGAGCGCATCGGGCGGCCGTCGGCGGACCACCAGTCGTGGTCGGTATCGCCCTGCGGCGTCGAGTCGTCGTCACCGTCCCCGTCAGGGTCAGAGGCGGTAACCCACATGAGTCCCCTGCGGGACGGCAGGGAGTAGTCCGGCTGGGCCATCGCTCTAGTCCTTCCCGCCGACCGGGGCGACGTGGTACTCCTTGGCCATCTGGTCGATGTAGTTGATGACCTTGGAGCGCGGCTCGCTGGTGCGGCCGATGTCGTGCTTGGCGTTCTCCACGTCGGCCGGGCCGTTGACCGGGAACTTATCGGTGCCCGGCAGGTGGTGGGCGGCACTCTCGCGCTCGGACTCGGTAACTCCCCCGGCCGCCAGGCCCCTCGCGCCCATCCGGCTGCCGGTCCCCTTGGGGTGCCTCGCGCACGCGCAGTCCCGGTCGGCGCAGTTCCCGCAGTCGCCGCCCTTGCACCCGGTGCACGACAGCTCGGAGAGCACCGGGCGGACCACGGCCATGAAGCCGTGCAGCACGGCCGAGTCGTCGTCGGTACGGTCCGTCTGCCCCCACGCGGAGGTGAAGCGGTTGTGGGCCGCGCCCAGCTCCGCCGCAGAGTGCGAGGAGGTTATCGCGCGCAGCCCCTCCTGCACGCCGACGGCCTCGCACTGCGCCTGGCGGCGGGCCGCGTCGATGTCCATCAGGTAGCCGACGGCCACGCTGGCGGTGTGCGAGCGGTCGGAGCAGTCCTCGTCCGGCCAGTGGCCGCTGCCGCACCGCTCGTGGAACGGGTGCATGACGTCAGGCTGCATCGCCCAGCGGTAGCCGAACGGGTCGGGCAGCGAGTACCCGGCGATCACGGCGGCGGTACGGCGCTCGGCCCCGGCGTCCTGCGGCACCCCGGCGACCGGGTTGGGGCTGCTGTAGCCCTGGGAGTCGGTTGCGGCCGGGGCGGTCGGGATCGTCCCCGGCGCCCCGAGGGGGACTTCCGCGTAGGAGTCGGCGGTGTCGAAGCTCGTGGTGTGCGCGTCGGGCCGCTCCGGGCCGCTGCCGTAGCCTGAGCCGCCGGCGTCCTGCTGCATCACCGTCTGGATCAGCGGCGCCTGCTGCGAGGAGACCTGCGAGTCGTGGTTGAACCCCTCGACCTGGGCGTTGTACGGGTCCTGGTCGGGCGCGAAGGTGGGGAACACCTGCGTCGGGTACGGCGTCTGCTGCGGCTGGTTGTTCGGGTCGGTGATCTGGTCGATCTGCGGCAGGCCGCTGGCCGCCTGGCTGCCGTGCAGGTAGGCGACCACCGACATGAACTCGTTCCTGGCCGCGCCCATCTTCAGCCCGTACCCGGACGCCAGGGAGCGTGCCCGGCCGTCAGCCTGGGCGGCCAGCTCGGAGCTGTCGGCGCGGACCTCAGCGGGCAGGCCCCGGTACCAGACCGACGCCTCGGCGATCATCGCGGTGCGGTAGTCGCCAGGCGTCTCGTACTCGGCGATCCAGTCGGTGGCGGCCGTGTGGTGCTCGTGCGCCGTAAACGGCATGAGGCGCTGCGCGGCGATCCGCGCGCCCAGGTCGGTCTCCCTGTCCTGGTCGGCGAGCGCCGCCGCGCGGCGGTCGAAGTCGTCGAGGGCCGCGACAGCCTGAGCGGTCTCCTGGCCCGTGGACGCCTGGCGGATCATCCGCGTCAGGTCGCTGCGGTTCGTCATCAGCCCTCCCGTGGGTTCCTGTACCTTCTGCGGCCAGGTCACGGAAAGGGCATGAGGGACAGTAACGGCGTGGTAACGATCGAGGTCAGTGCGTCCTCGTGACCTTTCCGCAACCACTGGTCGCCGATGACGTCCATCACCGCCGCCAGGTCGGCGGTGCGCAGCGGCGGCATCCGCCCCGCGTCGAGGAAGTCCAGCCACATGCCCGCCGCCTCGGAGGCGGACAAGCCGGAGTTCACCCGGGCAGCCGCCCAGCCGGGCATCCGCCCGTACCACTGCTGCCTGCCGGAGTCCGGCTTGCGGACCGGCTCCATTCCCTGCCCGGCGGCGGCGGCCACCAGGGCACGAAGCTGCGAGCGGCTGAGCACCACGCGGGAGCCGGAGTCGAGGATGCCCCGCGCCGCCGTCACCGGGTCGTCGTCAGTCTCCCGGCGGGCCGCCGCGTCGTCTGACGCGCACCCCTGGTGCAGCTTGCGGCCGTAGTAGTAGAAGTACTCGTCACCGAGAATGAACTCATTCCCGCACTCGTCGCAGGTGATCCCGGTCTCCCGGGCCGTCGCTGTCGCCACTGAAGCCTCCCACGGCTTCCGTGGGCGGCCCGGCGGGTTCCTCGGGCAGCGCGATCTTGTAGGCGTTCAGGAGCTGAAGGGCGAGGACCTCCCGCGCCTGGACGGTGACCGACTCCAGGAAGACCAGCGCCTCGGTGTAGCCGCGCGTCATCTCCGGCCTCGGCCGGGTGCCCCGCAGCAGATCCAGCATGGCGTCGGCCGCGCGGACGTCCTCGGCCGCCATCGACAGCAGGGAGTTGCGCTCCCAGTCGCGGGGGTCCGGCCCGTCGTGGAGCGGGGTTTCCTCGTCCTCCGGGGCCTCGGTCACGCCGTGGCCTTCTGCGGCAGCGCCAGCCGCAGCGCGTCCACCGTGGCCTTCTTCCACTCCGCCCGCTCGGCGTCGTCCTTCAGGTGCAGCAGGTAGGCCGGGTGCGGGACGGCGAGCAGGCGGCGCCCGTCCAGCTCGTGCCACTTGAAGCGGGCGTCGGCGAACCTGCCCAGCGTGCCCCGGGTAAGTCCCCGCCAGGCGACGTCCCCGGCCGCGACGACCACCACCGGGTCAACCAGCGCGACCTCGGCCGCCAGCCGGGCCTCGGACGCCTGGACCTCGAACGGGTACGGCGTGCGGTTGGCCGACGACGGCCGCCACGGCAGCACGTTGGTCGCGTAGCAGTACTCCCACGGGATCCCGGCCTGCCGGAACAGCTCCTGGAGCAGCGCGCCCGACCTCCCGGTGAACGGCCGACCCCTGCGGTCCTCCTCCTCGCCGGGCGCCTCGCCGACCGCCGCGATCGGCGCGCCGAGCATCCCGTGGCCGCGCACCATCCGCTTGCCCTCTGCCAGCTTCGCGAGGACCGGGGTCCGGGCGTACTCCTCGTACAGGGCCGCCATCGCCGCCTCGCGGCCTTCCTGCTCCACTAGTCCTCCTCCGGAAACGGCGAACCGGGCGACCCTAAGCCAGAGAGGGGGCCGCCCGGTCCGCGCGCAGGCCCATCGGTCCGGTCCTGCGTTGCAAGGAACAAGCACTTCCTCGCGGAAGCACCTGACTAGGACCAGGGTAATACAGCTTTTCTTGCTAGACAACCCCATCAGGAACGGGAGGGCAATCGTCTGCTCCCTCACCCGGCTGCCTGCGGCTGTCCACGACGACGCAGCCGTCCACGTCCAGCAGCAGCCACTTTTCGAGAGAGTCGTACTCACCCGCCAGGAGCTTCCAGTCGGCCGGGCGCATTGCCGTCCGCCACAGCTCCCACCCGGAGACGCGGCAGCAGGTCACCTGGAGGCCGTAGGGCAGGTTGAAGATCGACGTGCGGGGGATCTCAGCGGTGGTGACGTGCAGGTCGTGGTACGAGGGCACCTAGCTCACCCGGCTTCCCCGGCCTTGCGCGCCTCGTCCTTCCAGGTGATTCCCGCCTGGCCGGCCCACTGCATCATGCCGTGCAGGAACAGCTTGGCGGCCT